GTGAACACCGTCCGCCAGCATGCCCGCCGAGTCCGGGACCGGTCCGCCCTCCGCGCGGACCGGTCCCGGCGGGACCTCCAGGCGATGCAGGTCCTCGCACCGCTGTCCACCGCGTACCTGCCGTGGAGCGCGTCCGCGCTCCGTCCGAGCGCGATCGTGGGCATCCTGAACGAGATCGTGATCCGGCGCCGGCGCCGTGTCGTGGAGCTCGGCGGCGGCGTGTCGACGCTCTACCTCGGCCGGTTGCTGGGCCGCCACGGCGGCCGGCTCCACACGGTGGAGCACGACGCGGACTGGGCCGCGCTGCTCGACGACCAGCTCTGCGCGGAGGGGCTCCGCGAGGTCGTGACCGTCGTGCTGGCCCCGCTCGCCCCCACCCCGGGCGGCTGGCCCGGCGCCCCGCCCGAGTGGTACTCGGAGGCCGAGCTCGACTGCGTGCGCTCCGGCGGGCCGATCGAGCTGCTGCTGGTCGACGGTCCACCGGCGTGGCGGCGGGAGCTGCGGCACTCCCGCTATCCCGCGGCCCGGTTCTTCCGGGACTCGCTGGCACCCGGCGCGACGGTGGTGCTCGACGACATCGACCGCCGCGGCGAGCGGGACATCCTGGCGCGGTGGGAGGACGAGCTCGGCATCACGTTCGAGCGCCGCTTCGCCGACGGGTCCATCGCCGTCGGCCGCATGCCGGGCCGCCCCTAGACTCGACCGGATGCGAGTCGCCACCTGGAACGTGAACTCCGTCGGTGCCCGTCTTCCCCGGCTCCTCGACTGGCTGCGGGACGCGGTACCCGACGTCGTGTGCCTGCAGGAGATCAAGTGCACGGCCGACGCGTTCCCGTACGAGGAGGTCCGCGACCTCGGCTACGAGACCGCCGCGCACGGCGACGGCCGCTGGAACGGGGTGGCGATCCTGTCCCGGGTGGGGCTGGCCGAGGTCGCGGCGGGGCTGCCGGGCGACCCCGGCTACCCCACCCCCGAGACGCGGGAGGCCCGGGCCGTCGCGGCGACCTGCGGGCCGCTGCGGGTGTGGTCGGTGTACGTGCCGAACGGCCGGGAGCCCGGCCACGACCACTACGCGTACAAGCTCCGCTGGCTCGGCGCGCTCCGCGACGCGGTGGCCGGCGACGCCGCCGCGGACCGGCCCTTCGCGGTGCTCGGTGACTACAACGTGGCCCCCACCGACGACGACGTGTGGGACCCCGCCGCCTTCGTCGCCGCGCGCTAACCCACAGGCCACGTCGGCACAACCACCACCGACAACTCCACGGCCGCCGTCACCTCGACCCGGGCGATCACCGCCGCCAACAACGCCCGCCGATCCACCGCCGGAATCGTCTCCCACTCAGCCAACAAGCCCCCGTACACCGCGAAATCCAGGGCCGGCGCCGACTCCCGCATCTCCACCTGCTCAAGCCTCGCGGCAACGAGGGACCTCGTCGCCACCAGCTCGTCTCTGGCGTCCCGGAACGCCTGCTCCGGGATCTCCCTCATCGCCCGGTCGACCGCCAACTGGGCCAGCGCCTTGTCCAATTTCACGATGTCCCGCGCCAGGTGGCGGCCCTCATGTTCGGCGGTGACCTGCCGCACCACCGCGGCTTCCTTCGCAGCGGCCGCCGCATCGACGTCATCCACCAGCTCCCGCAGCCACCGCAGCACAGCCCGCTCCACCTTCGGTAGAGACGGAAGCCGGTTCCCGCACCCCGACACGCCCTCCCGGCGGCGCCTCTCACAGCGGTACGACACCCCGCGGGCATGCGAGTTCGGATACATCGGCGCCCCGCACAGCCCGCAGAACACCAGCCCCGACAGCGAATACCGGGACCCCTTCGTCCGCGACGGCTGCCGACGCACCACACCCCGCCGAAACCGGTACGCCTGCCACTCCCCCACCGTGATCACCGGCTCTTGCGCACCAGGAACCCACCGGTGCTCCGCCAGGATGTGCAGCAGCCCGGCGCCGAACCCGGCGTCCATCATCCGCAGCAGATGACCCGACTTGAACCGGTTCCCCGCCGTCGACACATGCCCCTGCACGTCCAGCCACCGGGTCAACGCCCCCGCAGACTCCCCGGCGATGTACCGCCGGTACAGGTCGGCGAGCACCGGACCCGTCTTCTCATCCGGCCGGTACCCGGCGCCCCGCTCATACGTGTAGCCCCACCGCGGCAGGCCGTCCGTGGGCAGCCCCATGGCGAGACGACGCGCGTGGGTTTCCTTCCACTGCTCGCCCTTGACCTCCGACTCCCACGCCGCGAGCTCGGCCAGCATCCCCCGCGCCAGCCGGCCCGTGGAGGTCGTGGTGTCGAGGCCCTCGGTGGCGGACTCGAGTGTCCCGCCGGCGACTTCGATGCGGTCCACGGCGATCGCCCACCTTCGGCGGTGCCGGGCGGCGCGGGAGAACTTCCACACGAGGACGACGTCGATGGGCCCGTCCTCGACCTTGCTGATGGCGTCGTCGAGTTTGCGCCACCACTTCGACCGGTCTCGTGACGCCGTCTCGTCGAGGGCTTCGACCCATTCGGTGATGTCGATGCCGCTGCGTGAGGCGTAGTCGGAGATGGCGGTTCGTTGCAGGGTTGGGGAGATGAGGTCTTCCCGGCCGCGGGCTTTCGACACCCGGACGAGGGCGATACCGCGGCGTGGGGTGTCCGGGACGGGGCGGAGTGGCGGAGCCGCCACTAGTCAGCCGGCTTCCGGGAGTTCCACGTTCACGTCGCGGAGCATTTCGGCGAGGTCGGTCTTCACGTCCTCGTCCAGAACGCCGTGCCGGAACAGCAGCCACGTCTCGTCTCGGGTGGTCACTCGGACCAGGTTTGGGGTGATGTCGGCGGATCTGACGATCATGTGCTGAGCCTCCCCGGGGGGGTAGGGATGATCAACTCTGGCTGAGCCCCGAGGTTACGGCCTGTGTGGTGAAGATCACCAGCAATCACCCTAACGGTCCAGCGTTACTGACCGTTCGATCCTTTTTGCTCTGATTGTTCCGATTCCATGGCAATCACAGCTTCTGCCGCGCCTCGGGCGGCGGCCTCGGCTGCACGCCGGGCCTCAGGTGTGAGACGCCGCGGCACGACGATTGTGACGACCAGGTCCTCACGGACGTCCGGCATCGGGATGTCGAGGGTCACCCGGCCGCCGAGGTCGATCTCGAGAACGTCCTCGAGGGCGGCGATGCGGTTCTGAGGGATGAACTCGCCTCGTTCCCATCCCCCGATGGTCCGCAGGCTCTTGATGCCCACGGCCTCCGCTAGTTGGGCTTGCGTCCAGTGCCGTCGTTCGCGTCCAGCGCGGATCCGACGGCCGATCTCCCCGGCGTCCATGCGCACATCGTGACAGGCAAGTTTAGGCAAATCCAATACCTGGGCGGCACGCATCTGTCGGATATCTCCCGTCTGTGTCCCCTCATGCCTACTCTTCCTGGTCTTGACCGATTCCGGCAAGCACCCACCGACGATTGCCTAACTTTGCCGAGAAAGACCCGACAGAGGTATTGACCTACAGCCGGACTTTGCCTAACTTTGCCGTATGCCACCCACCACGAGAACCCGAGTCGCCAACGGCGCGGCCATCAAGGGCCTCCGTGAAGCCCTCGGCATGTCGCAGGGTGAACTCGCCACGGCCGCCGGATGGGAACACCAAGGTCACCTGTCCCGCATCGAAGCCGGCAAGGCGCAGCCCTCACCGCCGAAGCTCGCGCAGCTCGCGCAGCTCCTCCACGTCGATGTGGAGGCCATCTCCACTCCCGTCGATGAGTCGGTGGCGTCGTGACCCGCGACGAGGCCGTGAACCAGGCGGCGCAGATCGCTGTCGACGCCTGCGCGCGCCGTGACGCGATGACTCCGCGGGAGGCCGCTGAGGCCGCGTGGTCACCGTGCTGTGGGCGGACGGTCGAGCAGCTGGAGGAACTGATCCGCGCCGGCCGACTCGGCACCCGTACTCGCACTGCCTGAACAGACCGAGGGCCTGCGCCGCCCCTCCGACAGAGACCGGCGCAGGCCCCAGACATGAGGAGCATCGCATGACCGACCAGTCCAGCACCACCGGGCCGCAGGTGCAGTCGTGAACGGCCCAGAGCACTACCTCGACGCCGAGCGGGCGATGGGAGAGGCGAAAGAGCAGCCCGAGGGCAGCGCCGGGGAGAGGTTCTACCTCGACGTCGCTCAGGTGCACGCCACGCTCGCGCTCGCGGTGGCTGTCGCCGACGCCAGTGGCCTCACCGGCACGGGCCCGTGGGCCAAGGCGGTGCAGTCGTGAGCGCCGCGGTGGTGAACGTGAACGCCCAGGCCCTGGCACGGGCTGTCGCAGCAGGTCAGCCGCACGGCCGGCCGTACACGGTGGTCTTTTTTCGGGACCACCGGAAGGTGAATGTGTTGCGTACGACGGCGCGGTCGCGTCGGGACGCGGTGGAGCACGCGCAGGTGATTGCGAATCATTCGGCGTGGTTCGCGCACATCGAGCTCACGTACTTGGTGTCGGCGGTGGCGTCATGACCGCCGACCTGACCCAGCGCATCGCCGCCGCGATGGACCAAGCACAGAAGGCTGCCGAGCTGGCGAAGTGGCCCTACGGAAAGGACGCCAGGTCGGCACGGTGGGGCGGTGACCACGAGTGGTCGCGTGCGCTCAGCACCGACGAGGGCCCGCACATCGCGTTCTGGTCTCCGGACCGTGTGCTGGCCATGATCGCCGCCGACCGGAACCTCCTCGACTACGCCACAGAGCTTGCCGCCAGCGGTGAGCCGAACGCCGTGGTGATCGCGGGCGGGCTGGTCAAGTACCTCGCCGCCCGGTGGGTGGCGTCATGAACGCCTTCCAGCCCGGCGACAAGGTGCTCGTGGAGGCCGAGCTCGTGACGGCCGGCAGCGACCGGGCCGTCGTGCGCTTCTGGGTAGGCGACGCCAGCCCCACCAGGATCAGCGTCCCCCTCGCCACCGTCCACCCCGCGCCTGAGCCGCTGTACGTGGACCCGGAGTTGGTGCCCGGAATGGTCGTCGCGCCGCTCGACGCGAACGACGACCGCGAGTGGTGGGTGGCGGCAGCCCCCTACGTCGGCGCGGACTGCTGGTTCATCGAGCGCTCCGGTTCCTGCGTCCGGCGTACCGGGCTTCCCGACGAGATCCGCGTCGTGCGCCCCCGCGAGGCGACGTCGTGACGGCCGCTCCGTCTCGGGACCGGGTTGCGTCCGGCCCCGAGACACACCAACCCCGACACGCCATCGAAACGGACATCACCCTCATCGGCCGGCAGCTCCGCCCGACCGGCCGCCGCTTCTGGTTCTACGCCACCACCAAGCCCCGGAGGGACGACCGATGAGCACACGGAACACGTGGCGACTGCGCTGGTCGCCCGACGGGTCGATCGAGACGATGCCCAGCTTCAAGCGCGCCTACGAGGTCGTCGCCGAAGAAAGGGAGCGGGCCGAGGAGGGGCACAGCAGTGCCGCTGTGGCCGTCGTCGTTGAACTCGACACTGGCGACGGCCACGGCTTCCAGCCGTACGAGCGCATCACGTTCAAGCCTGCGGGCGGTGCGTCGTGAGCACTGTGGATGTTCTGCGGCAGGTGTGCGGGCTCATCGAGTACCGCTCCCTCCCCTCGCCCCGCATCGTCTCCGTCACCCTCGCCACCACGTCCGACGTGGCGGACTTCGTGGCCCTGCACCTCACCGAGCACGGCGACGTGTGGCGGTGGGCCAACGAGTTCCACGCCAACCCGCACCTCAGTGTCGCGAACGGTGTCCGGTTGTGGTCCGTGGACGTTGTCCACGACGGGCTGCACATTCGGGTCGCCTCGTACGAGCACCACGCGGCCGATGTCGAGCCCACCGCGGCGGTGGCCTGATGAGCGCCGAGACGCCCGGCACCGTAGTCCGTTACGACAGCGAGCGGCTGGATGGCTGGTGCCGCGAAGGCATGGCTGTCGCTGACGCGCAGGGCACGTTCGTCGACACGTACTGGAGCGTCGGTGTCGGCGACGACCACGTCCTCACCGCGAGCGAGGCAGCAACCGCCCAGACCTTGTTCCACCTCGCGGCCTACCGCGAACTGCTGGACGCGGAGCGCCACTCGTGGCACAGCTACCACCCGGACGACCGGCAGGTCATCACTTCCCAGCACGGCCTGGTGGTCCGGTACTTCGTTCGCATCGGCGCCGCGCCTGACCACGGCACGCGCGTCGAGAACGCCCGTGAAGCCGTCCTTGAAGCAGCGGAACAGGTCGAAAGCGCCCAGCGGGCACTGACCTACCGCCGCGAGGAACTGGCGCGGCTTGAGGCGACCTCGTGACTGCCGCGCCCATGGTGCCCCAGCGGCGCCGCACCGACACCCCACCCGTACCCCCCGCCGTCCTCCAAGACGCACTCACCGGACTCGCACGCGCCGCCGTCCACCACGACGACTCCGACCTGCTCACCATCGACGCCATCCTCGCCGTCGCCCTCCCCCACCTCACCCTCACCCAACGACACCTGCTCTTCCACGACGTGAAAGACCAAGTCGCCGCACTCGACGACCCCGCCATCGGCACCGAAGACGACCTCGCCCGGGCAGTCGCCCAACACAACCTCGACGCCGCATTCCAGCAAGCAGGGGTGCAGTGATGGCCGTCTACCTCGGACAGTGGGAACCCGGATCGCCGAAGTGGCATGCCGCACGCGCCGGCCGGGTCGGCGGGTCCGACATCGCCGCCATCCTCGGCTTGTCGCCGTGGACGTCCCGGTTCTCCCTGTGGCACGAACGGAAAGGGCTGGTCCCGCAGCAGGCGGAGAAGCCGGAGATGACATGGGGCAAGCGCCTCGAACCCGTCATCTGCGACGCCTTCCAGGAAGGGCACCCGGAGTTCACGGTGGTCCGAAAGTCCGGCGCCGTGTTCGCTCACCAACTCCGAGACTGGCAGGTCGCCTCACCGGACGCACTGCTCGCCCGGCACCAGATGCAGATGGGCGAGTCTCCGTCCGGCCTCGAAGTGAAAACAGACCGGTTCGACATCGGCTGGGGACCCACCGGCAGCGTCGAAATCCCCCTGTACTACAGGTGCCAAGTCCAGTGGTGCATGGACGTGTTCGACCTGCCCGAGTGGCACGTCGCGTTCCTGTGCTCCGGCTCCGACTACCGCGAGTACCTGATCAAAGCCGACCCGGCAGACCAGCAGCTGATGCGCGACGCGGCCCGCGGGTTCCTCGACACGCTAGTCCGGGACGAGCGGCCGTCCATCGACGACCACGACGCCACATACGAGGCCGTCAAGGCACTGCACCCCGACATCGACACCGCCGACTTCCCCGTCCCACCCGAGCTCGCCGAGGAGTACTGCACAGCCCGGCACAAGCTCGCCGCAGCCGAGAAGACAGCGAAGCTCGCCACCAGCCGCCTCGCCGACGCCATGGGCAACGCCCGCCGCGCCCTCCTCGGCGCACAAACAATCGCCACCCGCCAAGCACGCAACGGCGGCACCCCGTATCTCGTGGCAGGCAAGAACCTGCCCGACTTCAACTTGGAGCAGGCGTCATGAGCCAGTCCGTCAGCAACGCGGTCGCCACACGAGACAGCGGCCCCGCAGGACTCGTCAAGCAGTACAGCAGCGACTTCTCCAGCCTCCTCCCCTCCCACGTCAAGCCCGACACGTGGATCAGACTCGCCGCCGGCGCGCTGAAGAGGGGCAAGCAGATCCAGACCGACCAGGGCCCCCGCTACGAGCTCGAGGTCGCCGCCGCGAACAACGTCGGCGTGTTCCTCGCCGCGCTCAAGGACGCCGCTCGCCTCGGCCTGGACCCCGGCACCGAGCAGTACTACCTCACACCCCGCAAGGAGAAGGGGCAGCTGCAGATCCTCGGGATCGTCGGCTACCAGGGCCTCGTCGAGCTGATGTACCGGGCCGGTGCCGTGTCCTCGGTGATCGTCGAGTGCGTCTACACGCACGACAGGTTCGACTACGTGCTCGGCAAGCACGACCGCCCGATCCACGAGATCAACTGGGACCTGGAGGACCGCGGTCAGCTTCGCCTCGCGTACGCGTACGCGATCATGCACGGCGGCGCGGTATCGAAGGTTGTCGTCATGAACCGGGCGGCCATCCAGCGGATCAAGGCGTCGTCGCAGGGCGCCACTTCCGAGCACTCCCCGTGGGTGAAGCACGAGCCGTCGATGTGGATGAAGTCCGCCGCCCGGCAGCTCGCGAAGTGGGTCCCCACCTCCTCGGAGTACATGCGGGAGCGGCTGAAGGTCGCCGCCGAGGTCGGTCAGGCCGAGTCCCCGGCGCCCGTGCCGGCCGGTCCGCCGATGCCCGGCTCAACCCCAGACGAGGCAGATCGGTCGACGGGCGAGATCTTCGACGCCGAGATCGTGGACCCGCCGGCCGATCCGTGGGGCGACGTCAACGTCGCACAGCCGCCGCTGGACGGTGCGTGATGACCGCCGAGACTCCGGGCACACCAGCAACCACCTGGCCCACCGAGATCACCGCCCGCCGAGCCGCAGTCGCCCTCTGCCGCTTGAACCACGGTAGGCCTGAGGGTGCCTGCGGCATCTGCTGGACCACGGCGCGCACGGTCCTGGCGAACGTGAACGACGTGGTGGCTGGCCGTGAGGCGGCGGCCCGCGAGGAAGGACGCGCCGAGGACCGAAACGAGGTGTACGCCCGAATTGCGGCCCCTATGGCAGAGAGTGATGCCGCGATCGCCCGCCTGCGTGCCGAGGTGGCTGCGGCGCAGCAGCTCCTCAACATCGCCCTCGACGGCGAGGAGGTCAGCCGCGGCGACCTGGCGTACGACGTGGACACCGTCGTTGACCAGCGCGACGAAGCCCGCCAAGAGATCGTCCGGCTGGCGCAGAAACGGCTGGAACTGCGCGCCGAGGTGGCGGCGGCCGAACAGCGAGCGACCGATCTTGTCAAGGGGCTCCGTAAGGCCGTGAAGAACCCTTCGACCGCGTGGGTCGACGCGAACATCATCCGGCTGCTGCTCCGCAACGCCCAGGTCGACGGCGGTGCGTCGTGACTGCCGCCGCGAACCGCTGGCCCACTGTGCTCGGCATCGACCCGAGTCTCACCGCGACCGGCATCAGTGACGGCTGCGCGACGTGGCTGGTCAAGTCCAAGGGAACCGGGGACGCGACGCTGTTCGACCGGTCCTGGCGGCTCGCTGAGCTTCGCGCCGCGATCACCAACCACATCGCGACCCGCCCACACGTCGACCTGGTCGTCATCGAGCAGCCCGCGTTCTCCCGGCAGAACGGCCACATGCATGACCGGTCTGGGCTGTGGTGGCTCGTCGTCGACTGGACCGTGTTCCACGGCATCCCCGTCGTCGAGGTGTCCCCGACCGCGCTCAAGAAGTACGCCACCGGGTCGGGCGCGGCGAAGAAGTCCGCTGTCATCGACGCGACCGCCCGCCGGTTCCCGGAGGTGGACACGGGCGGCGGTGACGACAACCGCTGCGATGCCCTGTGGCTGTCCGTCATGGGCATCGACCACCTCGGTGGTGACTCCGTTGTCCCGGCCGCGCAGCGCGCCGTCCTCGACAAGGTCGCCTGGCCGAAGGCGGTGTCCGCATGACGATCGTCCTGTTGGCCGCGTTCGTGGTCCTCGCCGTCGGGTCGCTCGCCGGGCTCGGGGCCGCCGCGTGGCAGGGCTGGTGCGACGCATCCGCCCGGGTCACCACATGCCTCAACACCATCGAACCGCCGGACCTGTCCACGGAGTTCGACCAGTACGTCGATGACGCGCTGCACCTCGTCGGCAACGACTGGGACACCGCATTCCGGAAGGAGCTGGCCCCGTGATCGCCACCGACCAGCGCACCAACGGCCACCAGTACCAGATCGCCTGGGTGCACGGGCACGCCACCGTCGGGCCCCGCTGCACTGATCCGTGCCCGTGGACCGGCACCCCGTGGCGCCCCGAACAGGGCAGCCCGGCACGCATCTACGAGGCCGCCCGCGAGTGGCACGAGCACGCCGCCACCGCCGCCCCCATCACCCGAGAGGAGATCGCGTCGTGACCGGCCGCAGGAACCCCACACGCATCGCATCCGGCGTCACCTACCGCGACGCAGAACGCCCCCTCGGCACCTGCGCCACCGGCCAATACGACACCGAAATGTGGACCGTCGAAAAAACCCGACTCACCGACAACAACCAAGCCGCCATCCACCTCTGCCACACCTGCCCCATCCACGACTGGTGCGCCACCCAACCCACCAACCCCGGCACCATCCAAGCCGGCATCCACACCCCACACGGCAACCGCGACGGACGCCGCAAAACCGACAACGTGTGCGGCAGCAGCGCCGGCTACACCCGACACCGCAACCGCGGCGAAGAAGCCTGCCGCCCCTGCCTCAACGCCGAAGCCGCCGCCACCGCCTCACGCCGCGCCCGAAAGACCGCCGCATGAACGTCGACCGGCGGTTCGACAACGCCATCCCCGACGCCCTCCGGCTCATCGACATCGTCCACGGCAACGGAAGCGCCAACGACGTTGCTCAGGCACTCCAGACCGCCGACATACCGGCCGTGCTCGTAGTGCTGGCAGCGCTGGTCCCCGACGACCAGACCGTCACCCAGCTCCTCGCCTGGAACCGGCCCCTCCACTCCACCAGCCGCACCAACACAACCTGGTCCATCGCCCGCCGCACCGTCCCCGTCACCCCCGAGATCCGCGCCCTACACGCCGAACACCGGCGCCTCCGCGACTCCGGACGACCCGTCCCCCAGCACGTCGCCGACGGGGAACGCGCATACCAGCAGGTCAAGAAGCGCGGCCAGAGAGCGAGGACGGCCGCATGAGGCCCGCCGCCCCCGTCACCTACACCGCCGCATGCCCCAACTGCGGCCACGACACCACCTGGACCACCGTCGCCCACGACACCACATCCACACTCATGCCCACCGCCATAAGCGTCACCGACGGCGGCAACTGCGAATGCACCCCGCCAGCCGGAGACGTGGCCGCATGAGACCACTCCGAGTCCTCGACGCCTGCTGTGGCGCAGGTGGCGCCACCCGCGGCTACCAGCAAGCCGGGTTCCATGTCACCGGGATCGACATCGAGCCCCAGCCCAACTACTGCGGCGACGAATTCATCCAAGGCGACGCCCTCGAGTACATCCGGCAGCACGGCCACGAGTACGACTTCATCCACGCCTCCTGGCCCTGCCAGGCCGGCTGCACCCTCACCGCCGGCACCAACCAGGGCCGCGAATATCCGCAGCTCATCCCCGACGGGCGCGCCGCCATGCAGACCACCGGACGTCCGTGGGTCATCGAGAACCCGCCCGGCCGGGCGCCGATGCGGCGCGACCTGATGCTGTGTGGCGACATGTTCGGCGGGCTCGCCGTCATCCGGCACCGCATCTTCGAACTCGACGGCATCACTGTCCCGCAGCCCGCCCACCCGAAGCACCGCGGCCGAGTCGCCGGCATGCGCCACGGCCAGTGGTTCGAGGGCCCGTACTTCGCCGTGTACGGCGACGGGGGCGGCAAGGGCACAGTCGCGCAGTGGCAGGCCGCTATGGGCATTGACTGGACCGGCGTCCGCAAGGAGATCGCCGAAGCCATCCCGCCGGCGTACGCCCTCTACATCGGACTCCACGTCCGCGCGCAGCTCCTCACCGCGGAGGTGGCCGCGTGAGCCGCGCCCGCCTCACGGTGCCGCCGCACGGCCACCAGCCCACCGGCTACGGCGCCATGCCCCACCTCGACCCCTGCGGACGCGACGGCTGCGGCATGCCACCCGCACACCACATCCACCACACCGGCGACCAGCCCGTACGAGACCTCACCGAACCGACCCACCCACGCGAGGAGGAGACGTGACCCCCTGCCCGCGGCCGGACAAGCTCCGGCACACCACCCCAGCCGCCGCATGGGCACACGCCCGAGCCCTCCGCCGCAACGGCGGCAGCCCCGACATCAAGCCCTACTACTGCCGCGACCACCAAGCGTGGCACGTCGGACACGACCCCAGGTCGCTGCGCCGACGCATCCACCACGCACTCAGGAAGGCCGCCTGATGGCCGTCAGCAGACGACTCCGCTACGAGATCCTGCGACGCGACAACCACGTCTGTCGCTACTGCGGTGTCGCGGCGCCCGACGTCCCGCTCACCGTGGATCACGTCGTACCCGTCGCGCTCGGCGGCACCGACGACCCCACGAACCTGGTCGCCGCCTGCCAGCCCTGTAACGCCGGCAAGAGCTCGAGCTCACCTGATGCCCCGCTCGTCGCCGACGTGGCTGCGGATGCCCTGCGGTGGTCCCAAGCCATGTATTGGGTCGCGTTCCACTTCGAGACTGAGCTGCTGTCTCGGCAGGGGTACCGGATGCACGTCGATCACGTCTGGTCTGAGTGGACCTACGGGCCGCAGAAGCTGCCAGTCCCCAGGCCGATCGACTGGCAGGACTCAGTGGACAGGTTCGTCATCGCCGGCATGACTGAGCAGCTTCTCACCGAAGCGATCCGCAAGGCCATGGCGGCCACCAATGTCAGCCCCGACAGCACCTGGCGGTACTTCTGTGGCATCGCCTGGCGGCAGATCAAGGAGATGCAGGAAGTCGCCCGCGAGGTCGTCACCATCGAAGACGGGGCGGTGGACTGATGGCCCGCCACTTCGCCCAGCTCGAGGTCGCCATCTGGCGCGACCCCGACTTCAAGGCACGCAGTTCGGCGGCGCAGCGCATGTTCATGGTGCTGTTCTCCCAAGCTCCCCTCAGCCCGGCCGGCGTCCTGACCCTCGCCATCAAGAAGTGGTCCGGATTCGCGCCCGACACCACCCAGGACGACATCCGTGTCGCGCTGGCCGAGCTCGAGCAGCACCGGTTCGTGGTGGTCGATGAGGACACCGAGGAGCTGTTGGTGCGGTCGTTCATCCGCCGGGATGGGGGGTGGAAGAACCACCTGAAGATGTGGCCCGGGATCCGGGCTGCGGCGCTCCAGGTCGAGTCGCCGGTGCTTCGTCGGTCGATCGCTCGAGAGCTTCAGCGGCTACCTGCCGATCGCCGTCCGGGTGACGTGCCATCGGTGATCCGCGAGCTGTGCGTGAGTGATGGCATCGGTGATGGCATCGGTGATGCGATAGGCGACCGGCCCACAGATCCGGCTGTTTCTGTGGATAACCCGGATAGCCGCAGGTCAATCGGTGATGACATCGGTGACCAGGTCAGTGATGCGGACGGTGATGGCATCGCCTCTGGTGTAGGTGAGTACTTACGTAGGAAGGAGACACCTGCACCTACACCAGGAACTACACCTCCACCGTCGCGTCCCGAACCGCAGGCACTTCCGGCCGATCTCGGCGAACAAGCGGGGGCGGAGGGGCAGCCTCGAGACCTCATGGGGAGCCTCATCGCTCAGGTGCAGGACGTCCGCCCTGAGTGGGGATCGACCGCGATCCGAACCACCCTCGAGCGGGCCCGTGCCGACGGCCGGCCGTGGCACCTGACCCGTGACGCCATGATCCGGGTCGCCAACGCCCCGGACTCCCGTGCGCCGGCACGGCTGCTCGAGCAGGGCCCGTGGTGGAACGAGGCCGCCAACGGCTCCGGGGTGAAGCCTCCGCGGCCGGCGGACCTGAAGAAGTGCCCGACCCATCCGGGTGAGCTGGCGTCGAACTGCCGTTGCTGTGCTGCGGATCGGAAGGCGTCGTGAAGGACCGGCACGAGCTCACCGAGGGTGGTGCGGCGTGATCCGTATCCAGCAGCGGTGTCTGCATTGCAGGCATCTGGTTTTGGTGACTGCCGCTGCTGTGGGGTTGGTGTGGACGTGTGATGCGTGTCCGGATTTGCGTGGTTGTAATGCGCGGCCGGGTCGTTGTGTGACCGGCCGTTCCCTGACCCAGCGAGTTCCAACCGAAGGAGACACCGAGTCATGACCGTGTACGTGGACGACATGCGCCGCCCGCAGACCGTGGGACGAGTGCGCGGCAGCTGGTCGCACCTGTTCGCCGACACCCGCGAGGAACTGCATGCGTTCGCCGCCCAGCTCGGGCAGAAGCGGTCGTGGTTCCAGGATCACCCGACGCGCTGGCACTACGACGTGACCGACTCCGTCCGAGCCCGGGCGTTGGCGCTCGGGGCACAGCCGATGGCTTACCCCCGCGAGGTCGGCGCGTTCTTCGCCGCGCGTTCCCGCGCTGCTCGCGCCGAGAACCCGTCGTGACTGGCGTCGAGTTGGCGGCCAGCTACGACCCGCCCGTGATGTCCGACACGGTTCCCCGCCGGCGTGTGTGCCGTCTCCACCACGTCGGCTGGCCGTGCGGTGTTCCGGCCCGGCTGGACTTCGAGGTCCGCGCCTTCCACACCCTCACCGACCCCACCGAGGAGACACCGTGATGATCCCCGTCCGAGTTCAGCGTGATCAAGCTCCGGTCCTCGCGAGCGGCGGGCGCGTGTTCCCGATGAAGCCCGGTCATCCGCTGCACGGCACGGAGTGCCCTGCGTGTGGCGAGGCCCTCGCCGGTGACGTGGTGCTTGTCTACGTCGGCCGGGAGCCGGACGGTCTCCGTGACGGGTGGACGACTGGCGGGTCGGTGGCCGTCCACAAGCCGTGCGCCGAGGTGACCCCGTGACCGAGCCGACGCCGGACCCGCAGTGGCCGCGTCGGGTGGGTGAGCGGCACGCCGAGCTTCTTCGGCAGGTCGCTGACCTCACCGCCGAGCGGGACGCGCTCCGGCGGCAGGTCGACGCCGCGAAGCCCACGCCGACCCCGGACGACGACCGGTACGTGATCGTGCCGATCCAGACACCCGACGGCGTGGTCCGCTGGCGCATCCCCCGGGCGCCGTTGACCATCCCGGCCCCGGAACAGGCCACCGCCGATCCACAGCGGACCGGCAAGCCTCCTCAGCCTGCCCAGGAGCCACGAACACCCGCCCCCGGGTCACCCAGTACCCCCGAAACGCTTAGCGAGCGGCTCAGCGCCCCAGACAGGGGCACGGCATGACCCTCCACGGACAGGTCACCGCGCGCATCGACAGCATGGAACGGCAAGCCCGACGCGCCCTCGGCTGGACCGGGCGCGTCCACGGCTGGCGCGGCCGGAACGTGGAGATCGACGCCCAGTGGACGGTCGACGTGTGGGTGCCATCGCTGCGCCGCCGCGCCGAACGACACGAGCCGGTGGACCTGGGTCGTGTGGAGCACTGCTGCCAGTGGTGCTGCCATCCCGAGGACTGCGAGGACTGGCCATGCCCGGACTACCGGGATCTCTGCGCAGAGCTCGGCATCAACCCCGAGGAGACGACGTGAAGAAGCCGCTGCTGTGCCGCCTCGGCTGGCACAGCACCTACGTGTGGGATCCGTACGGCGTCGAGTGCTGCAACTGGTGCGACTGGCGGAGCCGCGAGATCACCCCATCCGAGATCACCTTCTGGAACTCCGACGGCGTCATCGAAGCCATGCGACAGCGCTACAGCCCAGACGCGTAGCCGCACCATCCGCACCGCCCGAGGGGGGCCCGCACCATGCTCGAACCGACCGAACCCAACCGATGCGCACGCGGACACCGCTGCGCCAACCGCCAAACCAACAACGGACCCCAAGGCCAAGAACACGTCGGCGCCACCTGCGACCGGCCACTCTGCGACCCATGCCTCGACCACCTCTCCCGCATCCTCCGCGACCTCCCCAACCTCTACGCCCAACTCCACGCCCACCTCGGCACCCAACAACCAGGCGACGGACGCGGCGGCACCACCGGCCTCAAAGTCCCCATCAACCTCGGCGTCGAAGCCCTCATGGCACGCATGATCATGATCGTCACCTCCTGGGAAGAAGTCGTCCGCGACCGCGCCGGCCACCTCCCCGCCTACGCCGACCGAGTCCGATCCGGCACCCAACTCCTCACCGCCTGCGGCTACCTCGCCCAACGCACCACCGCCCTCGTGGCCCTCGACTGGTGCCTCGTCACCCGCATGACTGGCATCGAATGGGAGTGGGTCGAGATGAACGGGCCTGGCGCCGCCCTGGAACTGTTCGCGTTGGAGTACTCGGTGCGGCGCGCGATCGGCACCGCCAAAGAGACCGAGCTCCTCGCCGAGCCGTGCTGGACATGCGGTGTCCGGGCCCTCGTGAGGGACACCGGCAGCAACACCATCCAGTGCGCCGGATGCGGTGTCACAATCAGCCTGGACGAACACGAGGCGTTCAAGTACCGGCAGGCACACATGACCGGGAGGCTCACGTCGTGATCCTGGAACACAACGACCAGGTGTTCCTGCTGGAACGCCAGATCATGCGCATCTCCCGAGCAGCAGAAGCCGCCCACGTGACCCCCCAGACCATCCACGGATGGATCACCCGCGGCTACCTCAACGCCAGCGGCGAACGGGCCTTCGTCACAGCGCACATCGAGGACGGCCGGCGGTACGTGATCCTCGCCGACGTGCTCCGCGCCGAAGCTGTCACGTCAACCCGTGGCCGCGGTAGAACCCGGGCCCGGCCGGAGCTTCCACCGCGTGTCGCTGCTTGACCGTTCAAAGTCATTGTGAGAGCCTCCCCGTGGGAGAAGTCTGCCCATAGGCGCTGAACCGAGGCCACTGCCCGGTGTAGATGCCACCAAAGCCCCCGCCTCCCCCCGGCGGGGGCTTTCTCATGCCCAACCCCCGGAGGTGCGCTGTGGCTGCCTCCTGCGCCGAAACTTGCGCCTCCCCGGGCTGATGCGAACTACCAACCCGGACCCGCACCGCACCATCCGAGCGGCCCGCACGCTGGTCTCCGACTTCCTCCGAGCCACGCCGCTACTCGAGCACCACCGCGACGAGATGCTGTCCGACGCTCTCCACGCCGCCGTCGTGTACCTGCCCAGATGGCAGTCGGACCGCGGATGCACGGTGCACACGTTCCTGAGGATGAAGATGCGGTACGCCGTCATCGACGGCATCCGCGACCGGGCGCCGATCGGGCGCGGCCGGTACCAGCGCGGTGTCCGCCTCGAACACCTACCGGACTGGCAGCTGGACTCCCTGTCGCTGGAATACGTCCTCGACTGCGCGGCGTCACACGGGAAGTCCGGTGACCGGCCGGAGGGCATGTTCCCCGACCCGCAGGCTGAGCGTGCCTACGCCGAAGTGGACGCGCGTCTGGCCGTGCGGCAGCTGCTGGCGATGCTGTCGGACAGGCAACGTGAAGTCATCATCCGCATCGACCTCGGCGGTGAGACGGGCCGCGACGTGGCAGCCGACTGGGGTGTCTCCGAGTCGGCAGTCAGCCAAGTCCACACGCAGGCCATGAGGCGCATGCGGAAGGAGCTGGAACGGTGATCCCCCAAGCGGGCGACATCGGGCTCACCGTCATCACCGGGCCCCTGGGTTGGCTGATCCGTGTCGGACAGTGGGCCAGCCTCGACGGCGCCCCGTACCAGCACGCGTTCCTCGTCACCGACGACGACGGCGGCACGATCGAAGCGATGCCCGGCCGGCGCGGTGTTCGCCCCAACCACGCCGACAACTACGACCCGGCGCGCACCGTCTACCTCCGCGTCGAGCAGAGCGACGACGACCGGCGGGAAGTCGCCCGGCAAGGCTCCGCGCTCCTCGGCCGCCGCTACTCCTACGCCCAGTACCCGGCACTCGGGCTCCTCGCCGCATCCGAATGGGCGGCGAAGCTCACCGGCCAGCCGAAGCAGGAACTGCGCCCCGGGTGGCTGCTGCGGTACATCGCCGACAGCCGCCGGGTCATCTGCTCACAGACAGTCGACGAGGCGTTCGTGCAGGCCCGGAAGGTGCGGGCCACCGTCGCCGAGCTGTTCGACGACCAGCGCGCTCCGGGTGATGTCAGCCCGGGTGACCTGTGGCTGGACGTGACCGCCCCGCACATCCGGTTCAACCCGTACGCCGCGGAGGCGTCGTGATCCTGATCCACGAACTCGACCTGACCGCGCACGAGACACGCCGGCGGGCCGAGGTACTCAACGCCGTCCCCGACTGGGACCCTGCTGCTGTCCTCGACGGTGAGGCCGAGGCGTACGCCCTGCTGTACTCGGGCCTGGACCCGGCGCAGACCGCCATCTACGACGAGCTCCGTTCGGCTGGGGTGTTTCCCTGATGCCGCTCGACCCCACCGCTGACCGTGCGCGCCGCGCCTGGCTCCCCTGCCCCGCCTGCAACCACGGCGGGAACTGCGACACCTGCGAAGCCGGCCGCACCTGCTCCAGCCACTGGCAGTTCCTCCTCGCGAACACCGGCCACGTGCTGCACCTGCAATGCCCCGCCTGCGCGCACCTCTGGGACCACGACACGCCCCGAACGGCAGCGTGATGGCCTACCCGAACGGGCCACTCAACCGGCTCCCCCGCAACATCCGCGCCGAGATGTGGCTCATCGACCACCTCATCGCCCGCACACCCCTCGAAGAACGCGCCACCGCCTGGATGGAGACGAACATGCGGCACCTACTCCGTACCGCCGCCGTCCTCGCCCTCCTCGGCGTCGTCTGGCTCACCGCCCCACAGCTCACCGCCCTGGCCGTGGCCTGATGACCACCGTCCACACGTACCCCGTGAACGACCTCATCGAGCACGACACCGACGGTGGCGACTGTCCATGCGGACCCGCCACCGAACCCGTGCCGCGCGACGACGGCACCATCGGCTGGCAGGTCATCCACCACAGCCTCGACGGACGCGAACAGACCGAGGCCCAGTGAGGACCCCAGAACAGCAGGCCGCGGACGACGCGCTCACGGCAGCCATCCAGCAATGCCACGAGGCCTACGACTGGGACGCGGGAGTCCTCACCGAGTACGTCGTCGTCACAGCCTCAATGCGATGGGACGACGACGGCACAGGCATCACAGCCATCGGCACGATCTTCCGGGACAGCAACCTGCCGTACCACCACGCGCTCGGCCTCACCGACTACGCGAGCACGCGCTTTCGGGCCACCATCGCCGGGAACGCCGACCTCGACACAGACTGACCCGGTGAAGGCCCTGACTACCGCTGGGCCTGCTGCTTCTCCACCGCGGCGAGCAGCTTCTCCAGCAGCTCATTCGTCCGCTTCTGCTCCTCGAGCTGCTTCTTCGTCCACCACAAGATCTGCGTCTCATTGAAGCCCATCACGCGAGAGTAGCCACGAACAAGGACACGCCGTGACCGCATGGGCGAACAGCACCCGAGCCCAGCGCCTACCCGGCAACTGGCAGACCCTCCGCCGGCGCATCCTCGCCCGCGACAAAGGCATCTGCCAGCTGCGCCTACCTGGGTGCACACACAGGGCCACCGACGTCGACCACATCGACAACCGTGACGACCACGGAGACGGCAACCTGCAAGCCGCATGCTCCCCGTGCAACCAGGCCAAGAACCTGCTCACCCGACCCAAGCCGCCCAGCACACGACGACCAGTCGAACAGCACCCCGGACTCAGGTAGGGGGCACCACCCCCTCCCCCACCACGCCGGAACACCGTGAGGTGCTGCGGCTAGGGCTGGTTCCGGGTCTGGGACTTTTCGCACCCCTGCCCGACATGGGCTCTTTCCCGACACGGGAGGCACGTCATGGCTGGTCATGGGCCTGCTCCGAAGGATCCCAGTAGGCGTGTACGGAAGGGCTCTGATCCTGTTCCGCTGCGGGTGATCTCCGCGGAGCCTGTCGCTCAGCCCGCGTTGCCGACGTTCGAGGTCGAGGTCGACGGGGAGCTGAACGAGTTCCGGTGGCCGCCGCGCACTGTCGAGTGGTGGCAGATGTGGGCGGACTCTCCGCTGTCGGCGGAGTTCACGTCGACGGATTGGTCGGAGCTGCTGGACACCGCTCTCCTGCATGCGCGGTTCTGGTCGGGGCAGCTGTCGTTGGCGTCGGAGTTGCGGCTGCGGGTGGCGAAGTTCGGTGCGACTCCGGAGGACCGGGCTCGGTTGCGGATCACGTTCGCGCAGGCGGATGAGGCTGAGGACAAGCGGCCGAAGTCGCCGTCGTCTAGGGCGCGCCGCGGTGGGCTGCAGGGTCTTCCGGGGGCCGAGTCTCAGGGCGCGTGACGCGTGCCGTGGAAGCCGTCTGAGCCGGGTGAGGTGCCGACACTCGGCTGGATCGTGATCGACTGGATCACCGAGTTTCTGGCCGCGCCCGATCGGGGCGAGTATGAGCCGTTCGTGCTGTACCGCGAGCAGGAGGACTTCGTTCTCCGGTTCTACGAGATCAACCCTCACACCGGCCGGCGGCGACGCCGGCGCGGGGTGTACTCGCGGCCACGAGGGCACGGCAAGAGCCCGTTTCTGGCTGCGCTGGCTCTGGCGGAGGCGTTGGCCCCGGTGGTTCCGGATGGCTGGGACTCCGATGGTCAGCCGGTGGGGCGGCCGTGGTCGACGGTGCGGACGCCGCTGGTGCAGATCTTGGCTGTCTCGGAGAAGCAGACGACGAACACGTGGTCGCCGCTGCTCGAGATGACCGCCGGCCCGGTTCTGGATGCGTATCCGGGGCTTGAGCCGCTGGACACGATGGTGAACCTGCCGCGGGGGCGTATCGAGCCGATCACGAGCTCGGCTCGGACGGTGAAGGGTAACCGGGCCGTGTTCGCGGTGATGGACCAGACCGAGGAGTGGGTGCCTTCCAACGGGGGGCTGAAGCTGTTCGAGAACGTGAAGAACAACACCGCGAAGGTCGGCGGTAGTTTCGTCGAGTCGCCGAACGCGTTCACGCCGGGCGACGGGTCGGTTGCGGAGCAGTCGGCGGCGTTCTGGTCGGCGATCCGTGAGGGCCGCGCGAGGGACGACGGCTTGTACTACGACCACCGTGAGGCGCCGCCCGAGACGGACATGACGGACCGGGAATCGTTGGTGATCGGGCTGCGGGCGGCGTACGGCGACTCGTCGGACCACCCGGGCGGGTGCGTGCTGCACGACCCGCCGTGCCTACCGGGGCATGTGAACTTGGACCATCTCGTGGCGACGATCTGGGACCCGACGTCGGATCCGCAGGTGTCGCGCGCGGACTTCCTGAACCAGATCACGCACGCGTCGAACTCGTGGTTGTCGCAGCCTGAGTGGGCCGGGTGCGCGAAGCCGGCCCTGGTGGTTTCGGACGGGGATCCGATCACGATCGGTTTCGACGGGTCGAAGGGCCGCAAGAGGGGTGTCGCGGACTCGACGGCGCTCGTTGGGTGCCGCGTCTCGGACGGTCACATGTGGCCGATCGCGGTGTGGGAGCAGCCTGAGGGTCTTGCCGGCAAGGGCTGGGAGGTTCCGGTCGTCGAGGTCGACGCGGCCGTGCACTCCACGTTCGCCAGCCGGAACGTGGTCGGGTTCTACGCGGACCCGGCGAAGTACGAGTCGTACGTGGCGGCGTGGGAAGCGAAGTACCACCCGCGGCTGAAGGTGAAGGCCAGCCAGAAGCACCCCATCGAGTGGTGGATCAACGGCGGCCGGTCGCGGATCGTGACGCAGGCGATCGAGCAGCTGCACTCGGCGGTCGTGGGGCAGGAGATGTCCCACGACGGGTCGTTCGTGCTGACGCGGCACTTCCTGAACGCCCGCCGGGTCAAGGGCCCGGGTAACGGCATCTGGATCGGCAAGGAGCACCCGGACTCCGCGAACAAGGTCGACGCCGCGTGGGCTGGCGTTGCCGCGTACGCGGCCCGCCTGGACGCTGTGGCCGCCGGCCTGGCGACCCAAACCGAGTTCGTGATGCCGCGCCGGTTGCGCTGAGAGGGGGTTTCGGGTGCCGATCAATGTCGATGCGCCCCGGTCGCCCGGGTGGTGGCTGAATCGGCTGTCGGGGCGGCTGATGGACCGTGAGCGGCAGCGGCGGTTCCAGGAGTTGGCGGATCGGCTGGACGGGAAGCCGCCGCTGCCTGTTGGGGCGGCGAATGCGCGGAAGGCGTTCGAGGCGTTCCAGCGGAAGGCGTGTTCGAACCTGGCGGAGCTGATCGTGGAGGCTACGCGGGAGCGGATGCGCCCGACGGGGATCCGGACGTCGGCCGACGGGGATGAGACGGGTGACACGGAGGCGTGGCGGATCTACCGCCGCGCCGGTCTGACGGTGGAGACCGCCGAGGTCCTGGACCTGATGCTGGGCATGTCCGAGGGCTACATGCTGGTCGGGCCGGTGGATGAGGGCACGGGTGCTCCGGTGGTCACGGCGGAGGATCCGCGGTGGGCGATCACGGAGAACGATCCGGCGCAGCCTGCGAAGGTGTTGGCGTCGCTGAAGATGCTCCACGACGATGCGGATGACGTGGACCGGGCGTACCTGATCTTGGCGCCGGACGTTGAGGCGGGCCGGCCGAAGGTGACCCAGTTCGTGGCGTCCCGTGAGGCGCGGAAGCTCACCGGCTGGCGGATGGAGTTCAACGCGCGGACCTGGGGCTGGGACACCGACCGGGGCGGCGTGGATGGTGCGGCGCTGGTCGTGGACCGGGTGCCTATGGTGCGGTTCCTGAACCGGCGCGGTCTGGGCGAGTTCGAGCCGCACACGGATCTGCTGGACCGGATCAACCACACCATCCTTGACCGGATGGTTGTGAGCGCGATGCAGGCGTTCCGGCAGCGGGCGATCAAGGGTTTGCCGACGGTCTACCCGGCCGGGCATCCGAAGGCCGGGGAGGAGATCGACTACGAGGGCATGTTCATCGCGGACCCGGCGGCGTTCTGGCTTCTGCCGGAAGCGGCGGAGGTGTGGGAGTCGGGGCAGCTGGATCTGACGCCGATCCTGGCGTCGGTGAAGGACGACTTTCAGCACGTCAGCGCGGTGACGCGGACACCGATGCACATGCTTCAGCCAGCGGGTGAGAACCAGTCGGCGGAGGGCGCCGGCCTGGCTCGTGAGGGTCTGGTGTTCAAGACGGAGGACCGGATCGACCGGGCGGACAATCCGCTGACGTCGGTGGTGTCGCTGTGCTTCCAGTACATGCCGGATGAGGTGCGGTACGCGGATGGTCCTGACGGGCGGCTGGACCGGGCCGACATGGACAAGTTGCAGATCATCTGGGCGCCGGTGGAGCGCCTGTCGTTGATGGAACGCGCGGATGCGTGGTCGAAGACGCAGGACATGCCGTTCCGGACGCGGCTGGTGAAGATTTTCGGGATGGCGCCGCACGAGGCGGATCAGGTGGTGGCGGAGCAGACCGCGGACCTGGCCCGGTTGGCGGCGTTCGCACCCCGCCCGCAGCTGGTGCAGCCGCAGCAGTCCGCGGCCGTGCAGCCGCAGTCCACCGAGGCGGCGCGGGCCAGTGGCGCTGTCGCCTGAGCAGGCCGCGGCGGTGGCCGCCGGGTATCAGCAGGCGATGTCGCAGGTCCGTGAGCAGGTGGCGGCGGCGGTTGAGGCGGCGTGGCGGGCGTTGACGGCGTGGCGGGATGAGGACATCGACGGGTTCGTCCGCCAGGTGGTGCCGGTGGTGCTGGGTGGTCAGCAGGCGATGGCGGCGCTCGTGGACGCCTATTTCGCGGATCTGCGGTCGGCGGCTCTGGGTTTGCCGGCGCGGCCGTCGGGTGTGCGGATGGCGCGGGTGACTGGTGCGGCGGCCCGGAACGGCACGGCGCCGGAGGTGGTGTACCGGCGCGCGGGTGAGCAGGTGTGGACGGACCTGTCGCGCGGGAAGCCGCTCGAGGAGGCCGTTCAGCACGGGCTGGATCGGGCGACGAAGGCCGCGGAGACGGACCTGCAGCGGACGAAGACGTTGGCGGCGCGGGAGGTCCTGGCGAACGACCGCGAGGTGAGCGGTTTCCGCCGGGTCCTGGTCGGCGAGGAGAACTGCGGACTGTGCGTGGTGGCTTCGACGCAGCGGTACCACCGCAAGGAACTGCTGCCGATCCACCCGGGCTGTGACTGTGGTGTCGCCCCGGACTACGGGGGCGACTCGGGTCAGGTCATAGACGAGGGCATCCTCGCGGCTGCGCATGAGGCGATCCGGTCGACGTTCGGGATCTCGGATGCCGCAGCGCGGAACCCGGACTACCGGAAGCTGATTCTGGTGCGTGAGCACGGGGAGCTCGGTCCGCAGTTGACGGTCCGGTCCCACCGGTTCACGGGCCCGGAGGCGTTGCGCTCCAAGTTGGACCTGTCCGGCCTCCCTGGGGGCCGCTGAGACTTCCCCGCGTTCGCGGGGGCCGCCCGTCAGGGCATCCATCCATCCCGACATGGGAGACACGCATGAGCCGACCGATCGTCGAGCCGTCCGCAGATTTGCGGCAGGCCGCTGCCCAGATGCGGCAGATGTTTATCGCGCTGCTGAACGAGGGATTCGAAGAGCGACAGGCTCTCGCGATCCTCGGACAGGTCATCGCGGCAGGCTCCAAGCAGCAGGACCAGTGATGGGCGGGCAGCCGTACCTGCGGCATCCGCTGACCGGTGCGCCCCTCGTTCCGCTCGGCATGAGCCGTCGGGGGCCGATCTGGCCGATCCTCGGCGCCGCGGGAGACGGAGACGGTGGGGACGGCAACAACGACCAGGGTGGTGACGCCGGGAGCTCTGGTGACGGCGGTGGCGGGTCCGACAAGGGCTTCCCGGCCGACACGCCCGTCGCCGAGATGACGGACGCCCAGCAGGCGGCGTACTGGAAGCACCAGTCCCGCAAGCACGAGAACACCGCCAAGGCGCGCGCCGATTACGACGCGTTGAAGGCCCGCGCGGCAAAGGCCGACGAACTGGAAGCTGCGACCGCCACCGAGACCGACAAGGCGATCAAGGCGGCCCGTGACGAGGCCGCCGCCGAAACCCTGCGCGCCACGGCGCCCCGGCTGGTCCGGGCCGAGTTCCGTGCGGCAGCGAAGGGTGTCCTGTCCGACGAGCAGCGCGATGCGCTCCTCGAGGACCTGGACCTCACGAAGTACCTCACCGACAAGGGCGAGGTGGACGAGGACAAGGTCGCAAGGAAGGTGAAGGCGTTCGCGCCGGCCGGCAACAACGGCGGGTCGGGTGGCCGCCCCGACATGGGGCAGGGCCGCCGAGCAGGTGCGGCGCAGTCCAAGGCATCTGCCGGCAAGGCCGAGGCCGCTCGCCGGTTCGGCGAGAAAACGACAGCAGCAACCCAGTAACTACGCGGTTCGGAGCCTCCGACCGCCGATACCTAAGGAGTACGCATGACCTACATCGGGGTCGAGAGCACCGCGTACCAGGTCGAGAAGCGGTCGTGGCTGCTGAGCCAGCACGGCACCGACCCCGGTACGACTCCGTCGATCACGCTCGACGTGTCCGCGTTCACCGCGGCCACGCACTACCCGGACGGGTACCTGAAGTCGGGGATCGTCCTCGGGCCGATCACGGCGACGGGTCTGTACGGCCCGTACGACGACTCGCTCACCACCGGGCAGCAGGTCGCCGCAGGGATCCTGTTCAGCTCCGTCAAGGTGCCGAGCCTGAGCGACACCACCAAGGACGTGGGCGGGGCGATGGTCGTTCACGGCTTCGTGAAGCGGTCGAAGCTCCCCATCGCGAACGCCGCCACGGGCCGCGGGTACATCGACACCGCAGGCGAGACCGACCTCAAGCTCATCCACTTCTCTGCCTGACCGGCCGAAAAAGGAGACTGAACCAGCATGGCTATCTTCTTCGACGCGCCGGTTGCCCCGGATGCGCTCACTGCGTTCGTCCGTGAGGTGCCGACCCCGTCGGTCCTCGCCCTGTCCAGCCTGTTCCCCACAAGGTTCGTGGACAGCAACACCGTGGACTTCGCGGAGATCGTCCGTACCAACCGCACGGCCCGGTACCGGTCGTTCGACGGCCGGATCCACGTGTCCGAGCGGGACACCGGCAGCGAGAAGCGCGTCAAGCTCCTCCCGCTGTCGTCCTCGCTGAGCATGGGCGAGTACGAGCGGCTCCAGCTGGAGTTCGCCCGCACCTCGGGCACCAACCAGCAGGCCCTCGCGAACGCGGTCTACAACGACGCGGAGAGCCTGACCCGTGAGGTCCAGAACCGGCTCGAGCAGGCCTGGGGCGATGTCGTCACCGACGGGAAGCTGACGATCAACGAGAACGGCTACGCCGGTGAGGCCGACTTCGGCGTGCCGGGGACTCACATCGTCACCGCGGGCACGGTGTGGACGAACCCGGCGGCGCTGATGTTCACGGACATCCGCACGTGGACGGACGTGTACATCGCAACGAACGGCTTCGCGCCCGGCTCGATGCGCACGTCGACCCGGATCCTGCGTGCGGCGCAGACGAACACCGAGTTCATCAACGCGATCCGCGGTGCTGCCGCGGGTGCGACGCGGGTGTCCCTGCAGGAGATCAACGATCTCCTGTCGGGTGAGGGTCTGCCGACGTTCGACCTGCCGTACGACACGATGGTCAGCATCGATGACGTGAGTACGCGGGTGGTCGGTGACGACAAGGTGGTGTTCGTGCCGCCGAACATCGCGGACCTGGGGTACACGGCGTTCGGGCTGTCGGCGACTGCGCTGGAGCTCGTGAACTCCAACGTGTCGGACCTCTCGTTCTCCGAGGCGCCGGGGATCGTCGGCGTGGTCATCAAGGACGGGCCTCCGTTCCGGCAGTTCACGTACGTGGACGCGGTGGCGATGCCGATCCTGGCGAACGCCAAGCTCCTCATGGTCGCCGACGTGGCTGCGTGAGAGGGCTGATCTGAGATGGCGAAGCTGACGAGCACGGTCCACGTGCACCGCATGGAGAAGAACGAGCAGGGCCGCGAGTACGTGGCGGAGACGCGCGTGTTCGGGCCGGACGACAAGGTCCCGGCGGAGTGGGCGAAGCTGATCACGAACCCGGCTGCCTGGGAGGGCGGCGAGCCTCCGAAGTCCGCTGATGCCGGTGACGGCGGGCCCGCCGCGTCGGCGGATCCGAGTGCGGAGCCGCCGCGGTCGGGCAAGGGCTCCGGCGTCGAGGTGTGGCGGGCGCACGCTGCCCACCTCGGCGTGGTGGTTCCGGAGGATGCGTCGCGGGACGACATCGTCGCGGCGGTCGACGCGCACAACGCCGCCTGATCTGTCGCCCGGCGGGACGGGACCTGTTCCCGCCGGGCGGCCGTCACACCAACTTGCTCGAAAGGGGATCCGCCATGGCGGACGTGATCGACCCTGCCCGCCCTGTGCGGACCTGCATCGGATGCGGGCAGTCCGACGACCACCCGAAGGACCAGGTGGTGCTCGGCGCCGGCGAATCGGTGTTCTGGCACATGGACTGCCACGTCATCGCCACCGGCTGCGAGTCGTGCCGGGCGCAGATCGACGGCGCGGATGGTGCGACCGGTTCGGCGCTTCACCGGCACCTGATGACGAAGGGCGGCTGACGTGGCGAACATCGTGCAGGCGGAGTCGAACCGGCTCCTCGACGCGTCTCTCGGCACCGCGGCGTTCGTCGCTCCGACGACGCCGATGAAGCTGGCCCTGGACACTGTGAACGGCACCGCCACGGCGGCCGGTACGGAGGTCACGGGCGGCTCGTACGCGCGGCAGACGGTCGCGTTCACGGCGGCGTCGGCTGGTGCGACGGCGAACACGGCGCTGATCTCGTTCACGAACATGCCCGCGGCGACTGTGACCGGTGTCGAGGTCTTCGACTCGGCGGGGTCGCCTCGGCGGGTGTGGTTCGGTGCGCTGACCGCGTCTAAGACGACCGCGTCCGGTGACACCCTGTCGTTCGCGGTGTCGGCCATCACGGTCGCCCTGTCGTGAGCCTGTACGGGTTCTGCGTCGCAACGCAGTCGGGTGAGTCGTTCCAGCAGGCGCACGCCCGGCAGGTCGGGGTGTACGGGCAGCCGAGCGTGGTGCGCTGGTTCGACTCCGGCAGTGCGTCGGCGGGCGCGTGGAACCCGGGGAACGCGAACCTGCGGTGGCTCCTGGCCCAGCCGGCGGCCGTGTTCCCGACGTTCAAGTGCGATCCCGAGCTGATCAGCAACGGGTCGCAGGACGCGAAGCTGCGGACCCACATCGGGCAGCTCCGCGCCGGCCGGGACGTGTTCGGCTACTGGCACGAGCGGGAAGACGAGGTCCTCGCCGGCACCTACAGCGTCGCGGACTTTCAGCGCGCGGACGCCCGCATTCGGGCGATCATCGACGCCACGAACCCGGGCCTGGACTTCGGTGCCGTGGTCATGGAGTACTCGATGCGCCCGGAGCGGGGCCCCACGCGTCCGCTGTCGGACTACTTCGTGCCGGGTGTGCACACGTCCCTGTGGTTCGACGTGTACTCGGGGTACGCGGAGGGTTCCGGGTATGTGCTGGATCCGCAGACGCAGTTCGGGAAGCTCGCGGCGCTGGCGCTGAAGCACGGTGTGCAGTGGGGCATCGGGGAGCTCGGGTCGGGTGTGCGGCCGGCGGGTCGGCCGGAGTTCCCGACGCGGGCTCAGTGGTTGGAGACCCGGACCGGGTGGCTGCTGTCGTGTGCGCGTCCGCCGCGGTGGGTGTGCTATTTCGCGAAGGGCGGCAGCGTGCTGGATGGCGATCCGGCTGCGGCGGCTGTCATGCAGAAGGTGGCCTGACCGGTGGATGCGTTCGCCAATGAGGCGACGACGACGCTGAACGGTGCGGTCCTGGCCGGTGCCACGTCGATGGTCGTCACCTCCGCCACGGGGTTCCCGGCTACGGCGCCGTACCTGGCCCGTGTCTCCGGGACGTTGACGGCGGGCGGGACTGGCGTCGAGTACGTGCGGGTCACCGCCGGGGCGGGCACGACCACGTGGACGGTCGCGCGTGGCGTGGAGGCGCCGTACAGCACCGGGCTGGGGTTCGCGACCGCCGCGAAGGTCGAGGCGGTCTTCACCGCGGCGCAGCTCTCCGCGCTCGGCGGCCGGTTCGTGTCGGTGAAGGACCCGCAGTACGGCGCGAAGGGCGACAACGCCACCTCCGACACGGCGGCGATCAACGCGGCGATCACCGCGGCCAACGCTGCTGGTGGCGGTGTGGTGTTCATGCCACCCGGCACGTACTACAACACCGGCACGATCGCGATGAAGGCGAACGTGGTCCTCCTCGGTTCCGGCCGGCAGGCCACCGTCATCCGGTGTGCGGCCGCCGCGACGGTGGGTGTGTCGATCTACGGCACGGACACGGCGAACCACCTGTACTACGCCGGCATCGAGCACCTGACCCTTGATGGTGACGACGGGACCGGGACGATCCTCGACGTGGCGTACGCGTCCGAGGTTCACCTTCGGGCCCTGTACATCCACAACAACCAGGGCTACGGCATGGATCTGGTCGAGGTGTGGGACTCGACGTTCTTCGACCTGTTCCTCGAGTTCACCGGCGGGACGACCGCCGGTGTCTCGTCCTTGCGTGTCATCGACTCCCGCGCCGCATCGGGGTTCGGGGCGGGTAACGACAGCTCCAACGAGCTGTACTTCAAGAACCTGCACATCGAGCATTTCCGCGGCGGCGCGATCAAGGTCGAGCACGGGCCCGGCACCGGCGGGAACAACGGCATCTACTTCGACACGGTGAAGGTCGAGACGGCGTTCCTCGTTCAAGGCTCCACCGCGATCGAGGTCCAGCAGCAGACCGCGCGGATCCACCTGAAGAACGTCTACATGTACCTGGCGGCGTTCCTGACGGGGACGACGGTGGCGACCGGCATCAAGATGAACTCGGCGGGGCAGTCGTCGCTGAGGGACTGCTTCATCGGCAACGACGCGGTGGCGACGATCGGCGCCGCGGTGGACTTGGCGAACGGGTCGGCGCAGTCGTGCGTGATCGACAACGTCACCGGCGGCTACGGCACCGCGCCGACTGTGGCGCATCTGCGGCGCACGTCCGGTAGCGGGTACGTGGTCAACAACGTGAACGCCAACCTCGGGACGCTGTCGACCGGGCTGGAGGACGTGCAGAACCCGGCGTTGAAGTCGACAGCGGAAGCCTTCCGGTCGATCTCGGCGAATCAGACCACGACGTCCACCGCGGCGGTGGACCTGACGAACTTCGTGTTCCAGGTCGAGTCCGGGGCGACGTACATCCTCGAGGTGAACTTCATCAACCAGTCGTCCATCACGACGGCGGGGCCGCGGTACGCGATCGGCGGTACCGGTTCGGTTGCGGCGGCGGTGGGTGGGTGGTTGCGGATGTGGACGTCTACGTCGGCTGCGGTGAACACGATGATCACTGCGACGGGTGCTTCGACGGGGACGAATGTGGGGACGGCGACGACGTCGTTTGTGACGGAGGGCCGGTTCCGGATTGTGCCGTCCGCGGCGGGGGCGTTGGCGATTCGGTGGAACATGTCGGCGGCTGGGACGGCGACGCTGGTGGCCGGTTCGTATGCGCGGTTGACGCGCGTCGGCGCGGTCTGACCTGATGGCCCTCCTCGGCGCTGTCCTGCCCGGTGCGGCTGTGCCGGGGGCTGGCACGGTCGGTGCCACTTTGACCGGCGCGGCGGCATTGTCCGGTGCCGGGGCCCTGACGGCCGGCGGGACGCTCGCGCTGCCGGGTGCGGTCACGATGTCCGGTGCCGGCGCGGTCACGGCGGGCGGCACCCTGGGCGTGGCTGCTGCGGTCACGATGTCCGGTGCTGCCGCGCTGGCGGCGGATGCGACGGTCCCGGGGCCGTTCTTCGTGGAGCGGTACGAGGGCGGCACGCAGGGCGCGACGGCGACCACCAGCAACACGGGCTGGTCGTCGTTCTCGTCGGCGTCGCAGCAGACGTTCGACAACACGCATTCGGTGTCCGGTGGCCTGGCGGTGAAGGTCGCGGTCACGGCGAACACGGCCTACGCGACGAAGACGTTCACCGCCGCGAGTTTGCAGTCGCAGCGCTTCTACCTGTGGATGGACGCCTTCCCGTCGGCGGCCACACTGCTCGCGCGGCTGCTGTCTGGCACGACGGAGCGCGCGGCGTTGCGGATGAACGCCGACGGGACGGTCACGGTCCGGAACGCGCTCGTCGCCACCGGCACCGCCACCGGGGCCCTGCCGCTGGGGCAGTGGGTGCGGTTGGAGTGGAAGGTCGACGGGCCGGGCGGCGTGCAGGAGTTGCGCGCGTTCTGGGGCGCGAACATCGACGGCACCGTCCCGAACACTGCCGCGGGGTCTCCGGTGTTCACGAACGCGACGTTCGACACGTACCGGCTGGGGTCGCAGACGGCGGCGGACTGGACCGTTTGGTACGACGATGTGGCGCTGTCGGACCTGGCGGCATACCCGGCGCCCACCTTGTTCCCCGCGACGGTGGGAATGGCCGCGGCGGGCGCGCTGGGCGCGGCGGCCGGGCAGACCCACGGCGGGGCTGTCGCCATGACAGCCGGCGGGACACTGTCCACGGGCGGCCTGGTCACCAAGCCGGCCGCGGTCGCCATGTCGGCGGACGGGGCGCTCTCGGCTGCGGCGGTGCGAACGGTCGGGGCTTCGGTCACGATGACGGCGACGGCCGCGCTGTCCGCGGACGCGGCGGTCACCAAACCGGCCGCTGTCGGCCTGTCGGCTGACGGTTCGATGTCCGTGTCCGGTATAGCTGTCCGCCCGGCGGCGGTCACGCTGTCGGGGCTGGGCGTGCTGTCGGCTGGCGCGGTGAACACGACCGCGGCCGCGGTGTCACTGTCTGGGTCCGGCAGCCTGTCGGCCGTGTCCGGCGGGCTCGTGTCCGGCGGGGCGACGTTCACGGCCGGTGGCACGCTCGCCGCCGCGGGAGCCCGCGCGGCGGTGACGGCTGTCGCCTTGTCGGCGGACGGAACGATGACGGCGGCGGCGCTGCGTGCCGCGGTCTCCGGCGTCACCCTGTCGGCGACCGGTGCGCTCCTGGCGACCGCGTTGCGGACCACGTCCGGTTCGGTACCGATGGCCGCAGTGGGAACGCTGACTGTCGGGGCGTTGCTGAACCGGCCGGGCTCGGTGTCGCTGTCGGCCGACGGGCTGCTGACGGCGTCGGGAACCGGTACCCCGCCGCCGGTGTCCGGCCGAACCCGGATCCGGCGGACGCAAGCCACGGCCACCGTCCGAGACACATCCCCGCGACCGCTGGTCAGCGCCATGTCCGCACGCGGGCCTGTCACCGACACAACGAGCCGGACGCGTGTCTATGTCACCTCGGCCCCGGGAAGGGTGTCACATGACTGACGTAGGCGACGCTGTCACCCTGACGATGGAGACGACAACCGGCGCCACTGTCACCGCCACGGTGACACACCCAGGTGGCGTGACGGACAACCCGGTGACCGTGGCAGAGTCCCCCGCCAGTTCGGGCCTGTACCCGTTCACGTATGTCCGCGAGGCCGGGCGCGCGGTCGTCACGTTCGTCGCCGCCGGCACAGTCACCGCGCGAGAGCGGTACGTCGTACTGACGGAGGACGGCCCGCTGCCGTACGCGACGGTCGACGATGTGCAGGCCGTGTTCGGCGGGCAAGACGACGCGCAGGTGACGCTGACGGAGCAGATGCTGGAACGGGCGTCACGCCAGATGCGCCGCGCGGTCCCCTCGCTGGAAGCGAACCTCGCCGCGGGCACCGTGTCGTGGTTCGACGCGCGGGACGTGGCGGTGGCGATGGTGCTGCGGGTGCTGCGGAACCCGGCAGCGTTGCAGAACGAAAGCGCCGGACCGTTCTCCGTGAACTACAACTTCCGGCTGGCGGCAGGGTTCCTGTTCGTCGGCCAAGACGAGCTGACGCAGATCGCGCCGCCGGCCCCGGCCTCGAGCATGGGCGGGGTCGGTTCGGTCGGCTTCGGGCTGCGCGACCGCTGCACAACCGGGCTCGACTGGCCGGTGCCGCGGTGAGGTTCCAGCACGGGCAGACGATCATCCGGATCCGCCGCACCTCGACGGGAACGGACGACTACGGCAACGAGGAGTTCACGACCGACGAGGTCGCGGTCCACGGTGTCGGTGTGGCACCGCGGTCGTCGTCGGAACGCGAGCAGGGCGAGACGACGGTGATCGTCGGGAAGGCCCTGTACGTGCCGCCCGGGGTGTCGATCCTCGCGTCGGACCAGTTCCGCATCGGCGACATCGTGTATCAGGTCGAGGGCGAGCCGGGCGAGTGGACGTCACCGTTCACCGGCACCCAGTTCGGGACCGAAGTCGCGATCCGGAGGGTGTACTGATGGCCGACGGCTACGACGCAAACTACGCGGGAATCGGCGAGATGCTGTGCATGCCGGGAATGGTCGCCGACATGCGGCGCCGCGCCGAGAAGGTCAAGGACTTCGCCGAGGCCACCGCCCCCGTGGACGACAGTGGGCCGCACCCCGGCCGGTACAAGGCCGCGTTCCACGTCGACTCCGGCATCCAGCAGGGCAAGACCCGCCGAGCGTTCGGCCGGGTCACCAACGACTCCCCCGAAGCGTTCTACGTCGAATACGGCAACCGGAACGTCCCCAAGCACCGCACCCTCGGCACAGCCCTCACCGCCGCAGCAGGAGACTAAGGAGCCCGCAGCATGAAGAAGATCCGCATCAGCTACAGCCCCGACAACAGCCAGATCGGCACCGTCCGGGAAGTCGAAGACGACGAGGCCCGCACGATGGTCCGTGAAGGCCGGGGCGTCCTCGTCGACTCCGACAAGGGGCCCAAGGCCGCCGGCCGATCCGCCGCGACCGGGTCACCCGGAACGGCCACCGTGTCCTCCCCCGCGGGCACGTCGAGCTCGACCGCCACGGGTTCCTGACCGATGCCGTACGCCAGCGTCGAGAAGCTGCTCGTCGCATGGCTGGAAACGCATCTGACCGCCGAAGCGCGGGTGGTCACGGAGCTGCCCGCCGACCTGGCGTCGAAGCTGCCCGTTGTTCGCGTCACGAAGTTCGGTGGGGCCGACGATGTGCTGACCATCGACCGGCCGACCGTGGACGTCGACTGCTACGCCGTGAGCCGTGGAGCTGCCGAAGACCTCGCCGAGCAGGTGCGTGACCTGCTGCGGTTCACACTCCGGGGTCAGACCGTCGGCGGTGTGACCGTGTCACGGACACGGACGATGGTCGGCCCCCACTGGCTGCCGTACGACGACACGGCCCTGCGCCGCAGCGGCGCGTCGTACGAGCTGACCATCCGCCGACCACTGAACTGATTCCCAACCCTCTGTCACCCCGGCCCGACCGGGGTGTTCCCGCCTGCCCGCACGAAGGAGACCTGAGACATGGCGAGCAACGAAGACTTCATGCGAGCCGGCGCAACCGGCGTCGGGTGGACGGGCGCCGTCGGCGTCACGTTCCCCACCGGCTTCGCGACACCCGCGACGGGCTGGACCGATGTCGGCTACATCTCCGACGACGGTCTGACGCAGGGCATGTCCGAGGAGCGGAAGTCGTGGACGCCGTGGGGCCGTACCGCCCCGGTGAAGACGCAGCTCACGAAGGCCGAGAAGACGTTCAAGATCGTCATGTGGGAGACGAACGTCACGACGCTGGGCCTGTACTACAAGCAGCCCGCGTCCGCACTGATCCCGGACGTGACGACGGACATCATCAACTTCACCGACGCGAACGGCCTGGACCAGGACCAGCGGGCGTTCCTGTTCGACGTCGCGGACGGCGCGAACAACCTGATCCGGCACGCTATCCCGCTCGGTGAGGTCACCGGCCGCGGGGACATCGTGAACAAGACCGACGAGATCATCGCCTACGAGATCACGATCACCGCCTACCCGGGTTCCGACGGCGTGTCCGTGCACTCCTACTTCAAGCTCGCCGGGATCGAGGGCGCCTGATGGCCGCGGAAAAGGCACTGGCGGCTGTGCAGGCCGAGGTCGAGGCCGAGGACAACGACGGTTCGGTCGTCGTGGAGCTTGTCACCGACGACGGCGCGGAGGACATCAGCGTTCCGTCGCCGGGCAGGTGGAAGGCGCGGGCGCAGCGGATGCTCGCGCAGGGCGACTTCGACTCGTGGGCCGAGGTTGTGCTGCCCGAGGCTGACCGGGCGAAGTGGGTCGAACTCGACCCGACGAACGATGACGTGCAGGCGTTCTTCGAGAAGTGGAAGGACGTGGGCGGGCAGGACACGGGAAAATCGTCGAGCTCGCGGCGCTCCTCGAAGGGCACAGCGAGGCGGTAGAAGCCGACATCGCCCACCACTATCCGGGCCGGGACCTGCGGGACCTGTTCCGGGGGCGGATGACGTGGCGCGAGCTCGGGGTGCTGATCGACCATCTGCCGTCGGAGTCGGCGACGGTGACCGCGATCCGTGACGGCATGACCCCGGAGCAGTTGGCGGCGTTGCCGAAGCCTGATGGTCACGGGCCGTGGTCGCGGGTGGAGGCCCTCCTGGCCGATGTCTACGACCAGCTGGGGTGGCTGATCTACGCGGTCGCCGCGGCGAATGGCGGGAAGCCGCAGGAGCCGAAGCCGATGGCCCGGCCCGGTGTGGGTTCGTCGTTCCGGGTGCCGCCGTCGGCCGAGGTCATGGGCCACATGGTGGCGATGCGGAACCGGCCCGGCGCCACACCGCTGCGGGGCGCCGGCCCGAAGGACCGTGCCGCGGCGGCACGTCACCTGACCGAGATGCGGAACCGTGAAGGGGGTGGCCCGTGACGTCTCCCATCAACGTCGGCTCCGTCGGGGTCACGGTCGTCCCCGACGCGCGCCGGTTCGCGCCGATGATGCGGCAGCAACTGAACCCGCAGGCGAAGAAGCTCGGCGAGGACATCGGCCGGGACATCTCCGACGGCATCGCGAAGAAGCTGCGTGCGGGGAAGACGCCGACGATCGGCGTGGACGCGGACACAGGCAAGGCGCGGGCGGAGCTCGACCGGGTCGGCGCGCAGGCGGACCGGCTGGGCCGGTCGTCGCCGACCATCGGGGTCGACGTCGACACCGGTGGTGCGCACGCCAAGCTGACCGCTTTGCAGTCGCAGGCGGCGTTCACGGGTATCGGGCTGGCCGGCCTGGCCGGGGCGGGGCTGCTGATCGGCGGCGCGATCGTCCCCGCAGCGGCGGCCGCGGCGGTCGCGGTGGCCGGTATCGGAACGGCCGCCCTGGCCGCCGGTGTGGGCCTGGGCACGCTGGCGTTGGGGTTCGCCGGCATCGGCGGGGCGGTGAAGGCGCTGGGTGAGGCTCAGCGGGACGCCGGGAAGAACACTGCCACGGTGGCGGCCCGGCAGACGCAGGTCGCCGCGGCCGTGGATCAGGTCCGGTCGGCCGAGTCGTCGCTGGCGAATGCGCGCGCGAACGCCGCGGACGGCGCCCGCCGGGCCGCGGAGCAGGTCCGCACCGCGGAACAGGCACTCGCGCAGGCGCAGCAGCAGGCCCGTGCCGCGCAGGAAGGGCTCACGCAGGCCCGGCGGGACGCCCGGCAGGCCATGCAGGACCTGGCGTTGCAGGTCGCCGGCGGGGCCCTCGCGCAGCGGCAGGCGAACCTGGATGTGCGGCGGGCGAAGATCGAACTCGACCGGGTGATCGCGGACCCGAAGGCGACTTTGATGCAGCGGCAGCAGGCGCAGCTGTCGTACGAGCAGGCCGTGCAGCAGCTCGACGAGCAGACGGTGCGGAATCAGCGGCTCCGGCAGGAGAAGACTGCCTCGGACCGGGCTGGTGTGAACGGGTCGCGGCAGGTCGCTGCGGCGCAGGACCAGATCGTGACGGCAACCGAACGTGTCCGTGCCGCCCGCCGCGATGTGGCGCAGGCCCGCATTCAGCAGGCGACGCAGGAGCGGCAGTCGGCGTTCGCGATCGCGCAGGCGCAGCAGGCCGTGGTGTCGGCGCAGCGTTCCCTTCAGACGGCGACCGTGTCCGCGGGGACGGCGGGGTCGGCGGCGATGCTGAAGCTGAAGCAGGAGATGGACGGCTTGTCGCCGGTCGGGCAGCGGTTCGCCCGGTTCCTGTTCTCGCTGAAGCCGCGCCTGGACGCGCTCCGTGCGACCGCGCAGGCCGGGATCCTCCCCGGGGTCCACGCTGGGATCGTCTCGCTGCTGCCGCTGTTCCCGCAGCTGAACCGTCTCGTCGCGTCCGTCGCCGGCGTGTTCGGCGACATGTTCGCCTCAGCTGGGCGGGCGCTGACGTCGCCGTTCTGGCGCGGCTTCTTCGACTACCTGGTTGCCACCGCGGCGCCGACGCTGATGCAGATGGGTCAGGTCGTCGGGAACTTGATGCGCGCGTTCGCGGGCCTGTTCATGGCGTTCGACCCGGCGGCGAAGGACTTCGGCGGCGGCCTGGTGGAGATGACCGGCCGGTTCGCCGACTGGTCGGCGGGGCTGCGGGACAACCGGGGGTTCCAGGAGTTCCTGGCCTACATCCGGGAGCAGGGCCCGAAGGTCGTCGCGGTGATCGCGTCGGTCGCCGCGGGTGGTGCGCAGCTGGTTCAGGCGTTGGCCCCGATCGGCGGGGTCATTCTGGACGGGATCAGTGCTCTCGGTGACGGCCTGTCGGCGATCCCGGCCGAGGTTCTGACGGTCATCGCCATCGGCATCGGCGTGACGACCGTGGCCGTGTGGGGGCTGAACATCGCGCTCGGTGTGATCGCGGCGAACCCGGTGGTGTTGTGGGCCCTGGCGGTCGGTGTGGCGATCACGGCCCTGGCCGCGGCGGTGGTGTTCGCGTGGAACAAGTTCCCGGCGTTCCGGGCCGCGGTGATGGCCGCTTGGCAGGGCATCGTTGCCGCGTCGAAGTGGGCGTGGGAGAACGTCCTCAAGCCCACGTTCAACGCGATCTCGGACGTGATCATGCACGTCATCGTGCCCGCCGTGATGTGGCTGTGGCGCAACGTCGTCGAGCCGGCGTTCACAGCGATCGGCGCCATCGTGTCGTTCTGGTGGAACAACATCGTCAGGCCCTACTTCACCGCCGTCATGTGGCTGATCCGCAACGTCGTGGGCCCGGTCTTCCTGTGGCTGTGGCGCAACGTGATCCAGCCCGCGTTCACCGGAATTCGGGTCGCGATCTCAATCGCGTGGGCGTCGATCCGGGTCGTCTTCGGGCTGATCCAGATCGGTCTCAAGGTCCTGTCGGCGCCGTTCCTGTGGCTGTGGCGCGGCGTCGTCCGCCCTGTGTTCGAGGGCATCGGCTTGCTCATCGGAGTCACATGGCGGAACGTGATCCGACCCATCTTCCAGGCGTTGGGCGGGTTCATCGAAAAGTACGTGGCGCCCGGGTTCGCCGCCGGCGTGAAGGCCGTCGGGAAGGCGTGGGACAAGATCCGGGACATCGCGAAGGTCCCGGTGAAGTTCGTCATCGACACCGTGCTGAACAAGGGCATCCTGGCCGGGTACAACAAGGTCGCGAAGCTGTTCAAGGTCAAGCCGGACAACGTGCAGATCCCGTTGCCGAAGGGCTTCGCCGAGGGCGGCATCTTCCCCGGGTACACGCCGGGGCGGGACGTGGGCATGATCGGCGTCTCCGGTGGTGAGGCGATCATGCGGCCGGAGTGGACCCGCGCCGTCGGGCCCGGCTACGTGGATGCCGCGAACCAGGCCGCGCGGGTCGGCGGCACCGAGGGTGTGCGCCGGTGGATGGGCGGGTTCGCCGACGGCGGGATCGTCGGCTGGATCACCAAGCCCCTCGACGCGCTGAAGGAACTCGGCAATTCGGAGTTCGCGCGGGCGATCGCGGCGATCCCGAAGAACATCGCCGACACGATCGTCGACAAGGTGAAGGGCTTCGTCGGTCTCGGCGCGGACGGGAAGGGCCCGGCGCCGAGCGGGGTCGTCAACGCCGGTGCGGGTGCGGCGTCGTGGCCGTCGATCGTGTCCCTCGCCCGCGCATCCGGGGTGCCGTTCAACGTCACCTCGACACAGCGGAACACGGACGACTACCACGGCCGCGGTCTCGCGGTGGACATGGCGTCGTCGACGGCGAACATGGCGAAGCTGGCGCGGTTCTTCTACAACATGTCGTCGTTCGAACTGGAGCTGATCCACTCGGGTGGCGGCGGGTTCTTCGTGAAGAACGGGCGCCGGGTCGGAGCGGACTTCTACCGGTCGGTGATCGGGCAGCACTACAACCACGTGCACGTCGCGATGACGAACCCGGCGGTCGCGTCGGCCCGGTCGGCGTTCGCGTACGACTCGGGCGGCTACCTCCCTCCCGGCCTGTCGACGGTCTACAACGGCACCGGCAGGCCGGAGCCGGTGCTGACCGGCCATCAGTGGGACCGGATGCAGAGCTCCGCCTCGGGCGGAACGTTCACCGGGAACCTGACGCTCGAGGACGGGACGTTCATGGGCCGGGTTCGCGGGGAGATGCACGCGGTGGTGGACCAGTTCGCTGGGCAGATGGCCGATGCGCGCATCTACGGGGGCTGACGGGTGGCGACGCTGACCGCGACGGTGCAGCCGGGGAATGTGCCGCCGCGGGTGTTCCTTCAGCTGACCGGTGCGACGGGTACGACGGTGGAGGTTGGCCGGCAGGACGCGGATGGCCGGACCAGGCCGGTGCGGGGCGGTGACCCGGGGACGTTGTCGGGTGGGACGTGGGTGGGCTACGACTATGAGTCGTGGTTCGGGCAGCCGATGGTGTACGAGGCTGTGACGTCCGGTGGCACGACCCTGTCCGCGTCCGTGCAGCTGGATGTGGCCGATGTGTGGCTGCGGCACCCGGGGGCCCCGGATCTGTCGGTGATCGTGGAGATCCACGGTGAACCGGACGAGACGTACGCCTTGAATCGTCTGGTCACTGCGCCTCTGGGCCGGACCTACCCGATCGTGACGACCGACGGCCGGCGGAAGGCGAAGACCGCGACGATGGTCGTGGCGACGTGGGACGACGACCAGCGGAACGCGCTGCACAACATCGTTGCCGATGGGGCGCCGCTGCTGCTCGATGTGCCCCCGGCGAAGGGCTGGGGCCTGGAGCACCAGTACATGGCGATCGCGGATGTGACCGCGGCGCGTGCGACACCGGAGCTGGCGGAGTTCGGTGGGCGTCTGTGGTCGCTGCCGTATGACGAGGTGGACCGTCCGGTGGGCGGCCAGCAGGCGCAGTGGACGTACGCCGACGTGCTCGCCCGGTACGCCACCTACAACGCGGTGAAGGCCGCATACCTGACGTACAACGATCTGCTCGCGAACACGCCGAGCCCCTGATGCGGGCACAGACGACCGGTTTCTTCGATGCCCTGCGTTACTCGCACACCGTCGCCACGAAGGTGGAGTTATGGTCCGGGCTCACGCTCATCGAAGGCGATGTGCCGATCAGCGGCGGGTCGGTGACGGTGTCATCCGACCGTGGGGTGCGCCGGAAACTCGATGTGACGATCACCGACACGACGCTGTGGGACCTGCTGGTCCCGGGCGTGGAGCTGCGCGCGTACAGGGGTGTTGCGTTCCTGAACGGGCAGACCGAGTACTCGGCCCTCGGGGTGTTCCGGGTGGACCGCCGGTCGATCAGTGCGGGGATCTCCGACAGCATCGTGGTGTCGTCGGCGCCGGACCGGTTCGCCCGCGTCCAACGGGCCCGGTTCACCTCGCCCGAGGCGTCCACGCTCGGCGCGCTGGTGCGGGACGAGATCCGGCGCCTGATGGTCGCCGCGGTGCCCGCCGCCGGGTACGAGGTGACGGCCACGTCGGCGGCAACGGTCGGCGCGCTGGTGTGGGACCGGGACCGAGACGAGGCGATCAACAAGGACCTGGCGCCGGCGATCGGCGCCGAGGCGTACTTCGACCCGGACGGGAACATCGTGGTCCGGGACGAGCCGACGATCGTGACGGCACCGGTGTGGACGGTCGACGCCGGTGTGTCGTCGGCGGTGCTCGTTGCCGGTAGCCGCAGCGTGGACGACTCCCGCACGTACAGCGGGGTGGTGGTGCGCCCGTCGAACGTGGACGGCGCGGTGCCGTTCACGCCGCAGATCGTGTGGGACACCGACCCGCTCTCACCCACCTACGTGAGCGTGTACGGGCAGGTGCCGTACTTCTACTCCTCCCCGGTCATCACCACCGCGGCACAAGCGTTGGCGGCGGCGAACACGCTGCTCCCGAAGGTGACGAGCTTCAACTCCCAGCTGGACCTGACGGTGGCGGCGAACCCGGCGCTCGAGCCGGGGGATGTGCTGACGGTGCGGTTCCTCGATGGGCTGGAGCAGCGGCACATGGTCGACTCGTTGACGATTCCGCTGGGCTTGGGCGACATGACGATCGCGACGCGGTCGTCCAGCCCCGAGATTCCTGAGGAGCCGTAAGTGGCGTCGGGGCAGCAGCGGCTCGCCGCTGAGCTGACGGGCCGGCACACGCCGGGGCTGGCGGCGCCCGGCAGGTTCCAGCAGGGCGTTGTCGCCACTGTGACCGCGGGGGCGGCGGCGGACGGGAACGCGCGTGTGACCGTGAACTGCGACGACGGGGTGACCGTCGCCATGCCCTACAACGCGAACTACACCCCGACCGTCGGGCACGTGGTGCTGCTGGCGGTTCAGGGCACGCAGCGGGTCGTCATCTGCCGCGTCATCGGCACACCCTAGGCAGAAGGAGGTCCCTCTGTGGGTACCACTGTGGGCGGGGTTCCGTACCCCGAAGGCACCGACGCGCCGAATCCGCCGCTGCACATCAAGAACGCGGTGCAGGCGCAGGACCCGATGCTGGTCCGCAAGTTCACGTCGTCGGCGAACCGGACGACCCTCGTCCCGGCGCCCACCGAGGGGCAGGTGTCGTACCTGTCCGACGTGAACCACGTGTACCTGTACAACGGGACGACGCACCGGCAGCTCGCCGAGCAGACCGACGTGGACGCGTACACGTCGTTCCTCATGGCGCCGCCGAGGGCCCACGTGCACCGCGACGCGAACATGACGCTCACCTCGGGTACGACCCCGCAGCTGGTCACCTTCGACCATGAGGTGACGGACAGCAACAGCATGTGGGCCGCCGGCGCCCCGACGCGGGTCGTGTTCACCAGCGCGGGCAGGTACCTGATCATCGCGCAGGCCATGTTCGGCAACTACCAGCCGCCGATCCGGAACGTGCAGCTGCGGATGAACGCCGCCGGTGCCCCCGCCGGGGGGACGCAGTTGATGAACGTGAGCGACAACCCGGGAGGCGCGTCTTCGTCCCCGATCGGCACGACCTTCGAACGGGACATGGCCGCGGGTGACTACATCGAAATGTTCGTGTTCCAGAACTCGGGGTCGACGATCTCCGCCGGGCTGAACAACGCGGTGATGCCGGAGCCGTTCAACACGTTCATCCAGACTCGGTGGGTGTCGAGCTGATGCCCCGCTTCCAAGGCTGGTGCCCGTGACGGCCCATTCGCCGATGCGGCCGGTGGTCATCAACTCCGGGCGCAACGAGTTCGAGGTCGCGTCGATGGCCGTGTTCGTGATCATCGGGCTGGTCTATCTGACCCGGTCGGCGCCGACACCGAACAGTGTGGACGAACTGCTGTCGCCTTGGTTCGTGGCCTTGTGGAAGCTGATGTTGGCGTGGGGTGCCGCGGTCAGCTTGGTGGGGATCGTGATGCCGCAGGACAGCATCGTGCGGATCATCCGCGCCCAGACGGTGGAGCGTACGGGAATGCTGCTGATCGCCGCGGCGGCGTTGGCGTATGCGGTGGCGTTGAGCGCGATCGGTCTGGGCGCGGGGGCGGTGGCGGCGATTGGCTACGCGAGTGCGTACGGCCTCGCCGGGGTGGTACGCGCGGTGAGGATCACCTACGACCTGGGGCGGATACGTATGGCGGTTGACGACCGGCATTGTGACCCGTGAGCGCCGCGGGGGGGCTTGTGGCGCAGGTCGTGCTGGCCATCGGGGCGCTGCTCGGCGGGGGCGGCTTGTGGGGGCTGTACTCGGCTGTCCAGGTGAAACGGAAGTTGGCCGCGGAGGGTGTCAAAACTGAGGCCGAGGGTGCGCAGGTCATCACGTCCACAGCGCTGACTCTCCTGGCGCCGTTGCGTGCCGAAGTTGAGGAGGCACGCAAGGAGGCGACGGAGGCACGTCGGGAGGCCACGGATGCGCGGCGGGAGTTGGACGACGTGAACCGCAAGGCCCGCGCCCTGGTGAAGGCCTTGGACGAGTCCCACGACCGGGAGCGCCAGTACCAGCAGGAGAACACCGAACTGCGGGCGACGAACGCGCGGCTCGAGGACGAGCTGACCCGCCGACGTGAACGCCACAACTGAGGAGATCGGATGGTCTACGGGACGATGCGGAAGGTCACCTCCGAGGGAGTGACCGGAACGTTGTGTCAGCCTGTCGCCGACGTGCTGGCGCAGCTGGCCGCGAATGGTGGCCGGAACGTTGGGACGATCGGCAACGCGACGCACCTGTGGAACAACGGAGCTCCGCGGACGGCGGCGAATCGGCGCCACGGCGACCACACCCCGTGGTCAGCCGATGGGCCTGCCGGGTTCGTGATGGCTGTGGATGTGAAGTCTCTGCCGGGGGTGACGCCGGTGGATCTGTGGCACCGGTTTGTGACGCCGTGCGTGAAGGCGGGCCTGTACCCGGAGTTCAAGTACGGGATCTCGGACTATGTGCTGCGGGATTCCCGGCCGCCGTTCAACATGCGGGACCAGAAGGGCGGCGACGGGCCGGGGTGGCTGCATCTGTCGTTCCGGCCGTCGCATGTCCGCGCGCATTCGACGCTCATCGCTGACGCGGTGGCGTGGCACAAGGCCGGGCGGCCTAGCCCGGTGACGTTCGTGAAGCGCCTGCGCACCCCCCCGAAGCCGCCCCCGAAGGAGCCCACTGTGGCGCAGCCGAAGTACGACACGTTCAAGGACTGGTATGGCGACTGGTTCGGTCCGGTTCAGTCCCTCATCCACTGGTGGACGAAGACCCGCCCGGTCGAGCAGGCAGCGAACACCGGCCGGGATCAGAAGCTCGCCGATCTGCGTGATGACGTGGATGCCGTGTCCACGAACCTCGAATCCCTCGAAGCGCGGGTCGCCGCGCTCGAACCCCAGAATGGAGCACCCAAGTCATGAGTGGACACGCGAGCCGTGCGCTTCCCACCGGCCCGGTCGAGCTGAAGGTCAAGGTCGCCGCGTGGGCGACCTACCTCGGTGGCGTCGGCCTGCTGGCGATCCTCAACGCGTTCTCGGACGCGAACCTGATCGCTGGTCTGCCGGACGCGATCGAGGTGTTCGTCGCGCCGATGCTGCCGACTGCGATCACGACCGCCGCAGCGTGGCTGGCGAAGCACACCCCGCGGCCGGACCTCGGCCAGCAGTGACCGCCGTCGTCCGCTCGGATGTTCCGGCTGATGATCCGGTTCGGGAGCCGTGGTGTCTGCCGGCGAAGTTGGTGGACGGTCTGCTGTTCCGGGCTTGTGTGATCCGGTTCGAGGATCATGCGGATGGGCCGTATGTTCACGCCGATTCGTCGCACCGCAACTACGGTGTGGGGAAGGTTCAGGTGCTGGACTCGGGCCGCATCGAGATTTACGCGGCGGGCCCGGTGGGTGCGATCGCCTCGGTGCACCTGAACGTCGATGAGTCGTTCGCGAAGGACGGGTACTCGGTGGGCGCGTCGGGTGGCGCCGGCCTGACGGTGGCGGTGTTCGGTCACCGGTCGGGTACCTCGGTGACTGGCATGAACACTGGCTTGTATGCGCCGGGGCGGAACATCTGGTGTTCGTGGTGGGGACTGCCCGCCTGACCTGCTGTACGACTGCGGCCCCTCTCTTGTCCTTCGGGACGGGAGAGGGGCCGCTTTTCGTCGTGCCTAGGGTCGCCAGGTCTCGTCGTAGTCCTCGTGGTCGGCGTACGGCAGGGCGAGGAGGCGCAGGGTCGGGCACCAGCCGCTCTCGATGAGTCCGTAGTCGCGGTCCTCGTGGCACGTCCAGCACCCCGCCTCGTCGCCGCTCAGTTCGTGCTCGTGCTCCTCCACGATCCGCCGCTTCGCCTCGACGTCCCGCAGCGCTCGGGAGCGCTGGTGGATGGTTTCGGCGTGTTCCTCGGCGGAGCTAGTTATCGCCTCAACGGTGCCGCCGTAGACCGGTGATGGGTCGCAGTAGCGACACTGCGACCCCACCCAGCCCGCCGGGGCGCAGCATCCTGGCTCGCACGCGTATGGACTCAAGGTCCAGGTCGGCGCCTCGTCCCGGTCGAGCCGCGCGGTCAGGAACTCCACCAGCGTCATGACTAGGCCACAGCAGCAGCGCGGGCGAGGCGGCTGGCGTGGTTGTAAGCGAGCCGAGCGGCGAGGTTCCGCTCCCGCTTCGGGTCAGTCGACGGCGGGATGCCGGGACGGGCGGCGTCGATGGCCGTCGCGATGCGCTCGCGCTCCTTCTCGGCTCCTCGCTGTTCGGCTGCCGCCTCACGGGCGGCCACGAATGGGGCCAGCGCGTCGAGCACGTCGAGCACGTCGTCGCCCGAGTCCGCAGCGTTCCACGCCGCCCCTTCCTCCTCGTCTGTCCACTGCCAGGTGGTTGCCTGCTCGTCCGGCGTCTCGCTCACGGTTCGACCTTCCTGAGTGTCACGACTGTCTCCCCGAGGGTGCCGTGGATCGGACCTTCCTCGACCACGTACAGGCCGTCGTCGCCGTGCCTGAGCTTCACGAGGTCCACCGTGTCCCCAGGTGCCAGGACCGGGGCCGCCGCATACCGTTGCAACGACTCACGCACCACACTGCTCACCGTCTCACCGTGCCTCTCCGCCTTCGCGGCAGCGGCATCCCACGTGTCATCGGGGATGCGGATGTTGTGGTTCGGCGTGTGTGAAGGGTTCGGCACGCCGACATCCTCTCAGCCGACCGGCTTCCATGCCACGACCATACAGCGTGTACCTACACGATCAAGCATGGCACGCTCGAAAACCTGGCGCGTGTACCCACACGACGTGTACCGTCACCGCCATGACACAACAGTCATCAGGAGCCGTACCGGCGGTGCCGCCAACGCAGACCACCGTCGGCACGGCCCTGCCAACAGGCCGAGGCTGGGCCTACACCGGCGCCATCCTCGGCATCACCGTCTCCGTCACCGCCAACATCGCCCACGCCCGCATCCCCACCCACCCCCACACCGGTGCCGTCGCATTCGCCGCCCTCTGGCCCCTGTTCCTGTTCGTCACCATCGAAATCATGGCCCGCACCCCGTGGCCCCACCTCCACCGCTGGAAGTGGGTCCGCTTCGGCGGACTCACCATCGTCGGCGTCGTCGCAGCGATCGTGTCGTACCGGCACCAGGCCGGGCTCCTCGCCTTCTACGGCGAAGACAGACTCACCACGATCATCGGACCCTTGGCGGTGGACGGGCTACTGCTGACAGCGACAGGCGCGCTGATCGCCACGTCACGGACACGACAGTCCACGCCAGCACCCGCCACGACCGCCACGGCTGTCACCCCCACGCCGGCGCCTGTCCGGGTCGCCCAGGACAAGGCCGCCACAGCCCCGCCACCTGTCACCACGCCCCGGCCGCCCCTGTCACCCCCCGACCAGTCCCGCGCCTACGTCGCGTCCCACCCCGACATGACACGCGACCAGCAGGCCGCCGCGCTCGGCATCTCCCCCCGCACACTCGCCCGCCACCTCGCACAGCCCACGAAGCTCACCGCCGTCAACGGAGGCACATCGTGACCCCGACCCGCAGAGTCCTGATCTTCACTGGGGAGTGGGCGGCGATCCTCGCCTTCTGCCTTCTCCTCCTGGCGCTCTTCCTCAAGTCGGTGCCCGCCGTCTTCTGGGCACTGGGGCTGGTCGGTGTCACCATCGTCACGTCGCTGGTCGAGGAGTTCCTCCGGGGCGACGAGGAAGAGGAGGCGGCCCGATGATCACCGAGGCCCTCGCGATCCTGGTCCTCCTCGCTGCTGGCCTGTGGTTCGGCTACCGCGGTCGCAGCTTCTTCGCCCCGATCTGCTACATCCTGATCGGCGTCATCCTCGCGGGCGGCACGTTCACCGGGGCAGCGAGTCACGGCGGCCACATCGTCACGACCGTGGCGACCCAGCTCGCCAGCTACGTCGGGGGGAAGGCGTGACCGCGCCCACCGAACCCCCCGCCCCGGCGCCCGAGGTGTCGAGGCCCCGCCCTACCGTGTCCCGGACGCCCCGCCCGTCGCGTACCAAGCGGCGGGCCATCGCCGTGCCTGTGCTCCTTGCCGGCGGTCTGCTCGCGTTGGTTGCGTCGCAGGGCGGTTGGCTGCTGCTCCTCGCGGCGGCGGGTGGTACGGCTGCGGTGGGCGGCGGCCTGTGGGTGTCGGCTCGGCGACGTGCCGGGATGCGGTCGGGTCGTGGTTCTCGTCGGCAGCAGCGGTTCCGGCGTCCTCAGCGGGCGCCGCGCCAGTTCGGCGGGTTCGCTCCCCGCCGCCCGGCCGCCGCGGGGATCCGTCACGTCGGCGGCAACGCCGGGCGCGGCATGGGCCGGGCAGCTGGTCGCGCGGCGGGTGGTGTCGGTGCGGTCGGCCGTCGCGCTGCTGGTGCGGGCCGGGGCGCCGCGTCGCGCGTCGATGCGTCGGCTCGACGCGGCAAGCAGGCGGCCGGTTCGGTTGCGGCGTCTGGCCGGAAGAAGGCGCAGTCCGCGCTGCGGATCCCGGGCCGGTCGAGCACCGGGCGCCCCGCGAAGCCCGCGAGCTCGGCAGCTGGTCATCGGCCGTCGTTCGCCAGGGGCCGGAAGTCGGCCACGCCGCGCGCTACGGGCGCGGCGAGCAAGACCGGACGCTCGGGCCGCGGCGGCGGGTTCCGGATTCCCGGCATGTCGAGCGGCCGGACCGGTGGCCGCACTGGTGGCAGGGCAGGTGGCGGCCGGATGTTCGGCGGCAAGGCGACACCCCGCCGCGCCCCCGGCATGTCGGCCGGGCGTCTCGGCAACGCGGCGCGACGGCTCACCGGACGGACACGACCCGCCGCCGGTGCCACCCCAGGCGCCGGCACGGCACGGGCACCCGGGCAGCGCGTCCGTGGTGTTCGGGGTGTCCTCGGCCGGACACGCGGTCGGCTGACCGGACGCCCCGCGCCGACACGGACACGGACACGACGCAAGGTGACACCCGGCAAGACGACCCAGGCACCGACGCTGACACGGCGCGCCGCCCGCCGAGCCATGACAGCCACCCGGGCAGGTGCCCTGCGGACCGGACGCGGCACCCGATCACTCGCCCGACGCATAGCCCGCCGCCTGTGGAACGCCCCCGCCGCCGCTGTCACCGCACTCACCGGACCCGCCTACCCCCGAACCCCGGCCGCCACCCTCGGCACCCCACCTGTCACCACCCCGGCCGCCACTGCCAGGCCGACACCGCAACTCGCCACCGCTGGAGGACCCGCCATGTCCCACCCCGCCATCGACCCATCCGTCGAAGCCGCGAACAGCCTCGGCGGCTACGAATTCCGCCACATGAGCGACATCCGGAACTTCACCTCCGCCGCCCCCGAATCCATCGCCGCCCTCGCCGCCGCCTACGCCGCCGTCGCCAACCGGCTCGCCGACACCCCCGCCGCATCCGGTGTCGCCGAGGTGTACTCCCAGATCGCCGGCAGCCTCTCCGCCTCCGCCGACACCGCCGGGGAAGCCTCCGGGCTCCTTGCCGCCGCGAACCAGGACGACTTCCAGCGCATCGACAACCCCCGCCCCAACGAGGGCATGGCCGACTACGGCCCCAACGCCGCAGGCTGAGGAAGGACAACAACCGTGCGCGAGTCCGAACGGCAGCGGATCGTCGCCGAGGAGACCGCCGACGAATGGCCCTACGAGGCCTGGTCGAACCCCGTCAGCGCGATGCTCGGCACGTACCTCCTCGGCGTCCTGCTGCACATGGCGGACGTGTCACCGTGGTGGCCGCTGCTGACCGGGCTCGCTGTCACCGTCACGTGGGTCGGCTGCACCGTGTCACTCGGCACCAAGGACCTTGGTGTCGGGTACGCGGCGGCAGTGTCCCTGTCGGTGACAGGGTGGCTGACATGGGCCGCCGGACACCCGACACTCGACATCCGGAACTGGCCTGTCACCCGCGACTCGTGGTGGATCCTCGCCACCGCCACCGCCATCCTCGCCGTCGTGTGGGGTGTCCTCATCCGGCAACGCGCGAACGCTGTCGCTGACGTGGCCGACCGTCTCCGCGGTGTCACCGGACAGGGCGACAGTTGGGAAGACGCCTGCCGGCAGGCCGGGATCGCCGGCTGGGAGTACGAGTCGCAGGAGACGACACCCGGCGGCATGAAGGTGACGATGCGGATCCGCCCGGGTGGCACCACGTACCGGCAGGCCCTCGGCTCGGTGGAACGGTTGGAGTCGTGCGTCGAGGCCCCGTACCACGGCGCGGTGCGAATCGAGAAGGGCGCGAACGCCGCCCGGGCGGTCATCGTGTGGAACGAGCGGAACATGCTCGCCGAGGTCCTGCCGTACCCGGACGACATGTCGCCGACGGACATCGTGAAGCCGATGACGACCGGCATGTTCGAGGACCGCATCCCGGCGACCGTCACTTACGCGTACCGGTCGAGCCTCACCCTGGGGCAGCGGGACGGCGGCAAGAGCAACGAGAACGCGGTGAAGATCGCGAACCTCGTCCGCGCCCCCAACGTCCTCATCTGGCTGTCGTGTTTCAAGCAGGGCTCGGCCGCGAAGCCGTGGCTGGCCCCGTACGCCGCCGGGCAGGCCGCCGCGCCCGCCCTCGACTGGGTGACCGTGTGCACCCCCGCCGACATGGCTGGTGTTGAAGCGCAACTCGACGCGCTCGACCGGATCGGGAACGAACGCGCCCGACGGCGCACCAGCGACAAGATCGTGCCCACCCCGGAGCAGCCCGCGATCCGCCTCAACATCGACGAAATCGCCGACCTGCTGGCCGACCCGCGGAACTACCGCATCGCCGCGAAACTCGTCCTCGTCCTGCGTAAGCACAGGTCAGAGGGCATCGACCTTGATCTTGCTTCCCAGCGGGGCACCATGTCGTTCCTCGGACAGTGGGCCCGCGACATCGCCTCCCAGGTCAGCATCGTCAACGTGTTCAAGGTCGACAACCCCGCCGAGGTGTGGAACGCCCTCGGCTTGGACCGGTCCCGGATCGGCGGCATCGACCCGTCCACATTCGAGTACCAGGGCACGATGCTCACCGTGGCGCCCGGCGCCCGGATCGCGCCGCAGAAGGTGTTCCGCATCAACCACGACGACCCCCTCGCCGTCCCCAAGCTGGCGGCTGCCGGCGCCGCGCACCGGCCCCAGCTCGAGCAGTCGGCTGTGGCGGCGGCGGGGCCGCAGTACGCGCGCCGTTGGCAGACCGACCAGGTCCGGGCCCTGCTGGTGGATGCGGCGCGGATCGTCGGCGGCCAGTATCAGCCCGCGCACGTTCCCGCCGTCGGCCACGCGACCGTCCCCGCCTCGGTCCCCGTGCAGGTGGCGGGTCCGCCGCGGTTGCGTGCCGTGCCGTACCTCGACCCCACCAGCAGCGTCCCCGTCGAACGGCAACTCGGCCTCCACAAGATCGACGGCCGGCAGATCCTCGTTGACCAGTTCGGGCCGGTGGAGGGCGAGAAGGCGTGGCAGTTCGCGCAGGGCTACAACCTGCTCGTCGAGGCCCGCCGGATCCTCGCCGCCACCCCCGACCGGGCGTTGCCGACGCGGGACCTCCTCGACCAGTTGGCGTTGCGGCCGAAGTGGGACGGGCTCACCCCGGAACGCCTCGCCGAGCTCGTCCGCCCGCACGGCGTGAGGCCTGACCAGCTGGGGGCGTCGCGGTTCCCGGGGAACCCGCGCGGCTACCGCCTCTCCAGCGTCGAGGAGGCGCTGCGGCAGCCCGCCGAGGACTCCCCGACACCGGCGTAGCACCCGCTATAGCGGGCCCGTAGCGCCCCACCCGGGGGCCCGCTACGGGGCGTCCCGCTACGGCCCCCGCTACTGGCCCGCTACACCCGGCTTGGCCTGCGAGGTAGCACCCACATGACCGCATCGGAGAAGGGGGGCCAACCGTGGCTCGGAGACGTCGTTCCAGACGGCGCCGCAGTGACGCGAGGGTGGTGCTCGCCCTGGGCGGTCTGATGGCCGTGTACTGGGGTCTGTTGCAGGCGTACCGGTGGGTGCTCGGGCACCGGGTCACAGCGGCCGGGATTGGCGCCGGGGTGGTGGCCGTCGGCGTGTTCGCGTTGCGGGTGTGGTGGCGTCGTCGTCGCGGCCGGAGGGCGGCGGTGCGGCGTCTGGCCTCGTTGGGTGATGGGACGGGGAAGGCCGCGGAGGAGCTGGTCGCCGAGTTGCTGCGCCGGGACGGTTGCACCGGCGTGGAGGTGCGCGGCGGGGGTGGTGATCTGGGTGCGGATGTGACGGGGATGTTGCCGGGTGGTGGCCGGGTTGTGGTGCAGGTGAAGGACTACGCGAAGCCGATCGGTAGCCCGGCGTTGCAGACGTTCAATGGGACGTGTTGGGCGGAGCATGGGGCGGATGTGGCGGTGTTCGTGACGACGTCCAGCTTCACCAGTGCCGCGGTGGCGTTCGCTGGCCGGTCGGGTATCGAGTTGGTGGATGGGGCTGGGTTGGCGGCGTGGATGGGCGGGGAGTCGATGGGCTCGGCGGCGTGAAGACGTTAATTCCGGTTGACGGGGCGAGGCCCGATACGGTAAAGTCGAGTTGACAGAAAGAGCCGAACGAGAGGACATCTCCCCATGACCACCCGCTACGACCTCGATCCGGTCACCACCGACCCTCCGATGGCCTACACCACCACCGCTGGCGTCAAGATCGCCGACCTCGGCGAAGACGGCGCGTACCTGGCGATCGGACACCTCACCGCCGAGGGGATGGTGGCCGCCGTCATCGACATGCAGAACTACCAGGGGACGAGACCCGACGAGGAGTTCAGCGACGCCGAGATGGCCGAGCTCGTCGTTCGCACCCGCGTCGTGTTCCACAACCCCCAGGAAACCGACGCCGAGGCCGACTACAACTGGTGGATCGAGACCGGCCCGGATGTCGAGGCCAGCCCGAACGCCCTCGACGTGACCATCTGGGACCCGTCATGACCACCGGCCGCGGCGCCCGCGTGTTCTCCGACGGCAAGGAGTGGACCCCGTGACCCCGACGACGCCGGGCGCTCCGACGACCACCGACCGGCGCGGGGAATGCCGGGAGTGCGGTCGCGTGATGACGCTCAAGGTGGACGGCACCCTCCGCCAGCACCGGAGTGACATCTGGGTCAACGGGCACCCGCTCCGCTGCTGCGCTGGTTCCGGTGCCCTCCCGGCCCCCGCCGGTGGCACGCGCGCCGCCGACCGCGACACCGCCGATGGCTGATCCGCTGGCCGCGGTGAAAGCCGCCACCGACGCCCGCACCCGAGGCATCCAACGCCTCGACACCCGCTGGCACACCGCGATCCGCGCCGCCGTCGACGGTGGACAGTCGCAGGCCGCCGTCGCCCGGGCAGCCGGCGTCACACGAGCCCGGATCAACCAAATCATGCGCAACCGCGAGGAGGAACAGGGATGAGCGCAGCGAGAACAGTCCACCGGCACAAGCTCGACCACGGCATCAACAGGCTCCGCGTCCCCATGGGGTGGAGGTTCCTCAGCACGGCGGTGAGACCGCTCGAAGCGGAGCCGTCTGTTTGGCTGGAAGTTCCCGGAGGCTCTGGCGTCCCGATGGAGACCCTGGTCCTGGAATTCATCGGGACCGGGCACATCGTACCGGGCAACGCGGCCGAGTTCCTAGGCACCGCGATCGTCCCTATCGCATCTCCCCTGGTGTGGCACGTGTACCGCATCGAGGAGGACCGATGAGCGGGCAAGCCTGGCCGACCCGCGAGGAGGTCGCGCAGGTGCTCGACTTCGACGACTTCCCGAGCGGCGTGGCCCTGGAACTGATCGCGGCTCAGGTGGCGGCGCGGGAGAAGGCGGCAGCCGAGAAGGCATGCGAGACCGCGCGGGGCGAGGTCGAACGTCTGCGCGCCAGGCTTGCCCAGGCGACGGTGTTCACCCTGCTGCCGGACACCTCCCCGTACCCACCGCACCAGGACATCCACACCTGGGGCATCCGTGTGGAGCAGCGCGGCCCCGATTCGTGGGCCGTGGTTGAAAGGTCCTGGTGTCTCGACCGGGACGGCCACCGCGAGTACGAGTCGACGCCATCCGAGCGAACAGACGACTTCAAGGCCAGATTCCGGTTCACCCTCGATGACGCATTCGACATCGCCGAGCGGGCACTGCCTAACATCCGGATCAACGGCGCGACAGCAGTCGAGGCAGCCGCGTGGGTTGCCGCCAGACAGGCCAGGGACCCGCGCGCATAACGCCCGCCTCAGGTGCTGCCGGTGATCGCTTACGAGAACTTGGCTTCCGGGTATCAGTGGAGTCACATAAGATAGGATTATGTGGACCTAGGGGGACTCCGTGGAAGACCTGGACGCTGAACTGCTCCCCGCGGTACCCGACGCACCCCCAGGAAACATCGTCCACGCGGGGGAAATCGAGCGGGCCAACCGCTACCTCAAGCGCGCCAAGTCCGACGCCACCCACGGCGCCTACGCCCAGGACTGGGCCCGGTGGACAGAGTGGTGCGCCGAAACCGGCCGCGACCCAGGCGTCCCCGCGGACCCGTTCGCGGTCGTCGCCTACGTCACCGCTCTCGCCGACGCAGGCTCCCCGCCCTCCACGATCCTGCGCCGACTGTCCGGACTCGGATACGAACACCGTCGCCGCGGCCACGACTCCCCCGCCCGGCACCCCGCCGTGTCCGAGGTCATGTCCGGAATCCGCAACGTCGCCGCCGACGGCGGCCACCGCACCCGCCAGGCCGCCCCCCTCGACACCGCCACCGTGCGACTGCTCGTAGAGGACATGCCCACCGGACTGGCCGGCGCCAGAGACCGGGCCATGCTCCTCCTCGGCTACGGACTCGGACTCCGGTCACGGGAGATCGTCCGCCTCAGCGTCCGAGACATCACCGACATCGGAGCCGGGGGCGTCGAAGTCTTCATCGCGCAGTCGAAGACCGACCAGGGAGGCGCCGGAGTCACGCTGGCCCTCCCCCGGTCACCGCGGGAATCCACCTGCCCAGCCCGCGCAGTCCTCGCGTGGATCGAGGCCGCCCAGCTCACCGACGGGCCGCTGTTCCGCAACATCGACCGACACGGCAACCTCGTCCCGCCCGGACTGGACAGCCGCGGACGTCACCGCGGCGACCGGATGGCCCGAGAGTCGGTCGGCCGGATCATCCACCGCGCCTGCCTGAACGCCGGGATCCTGTCCGGAGGATTCTCCGCTCACTCGCTGCGGCGCGGCTTCGCGACCACGGCGTACCGCATCGGCAAGGACGAGAAGGAGATCAGCCGCACCGGCAGATGGCGCCACCTGCCCACCCAGCGCCGATACGACGCGAGCAGCCGGTGGGAGAAACCAGCTGGCGGACTGGACCTGTAGTGAGCGACCTGGACCCGGACGTACCCGCGTGCTGGTCGTGGCCCATCCACCCGGAGGACCGAGCGAGCGTCGCGAAGAACGGCACCGAAGGGCTCCGGCGGTGGCACACGTGGACGTGCGGGCTGTGCGGGAAGGCGAGTCTTCCGCTACGGGGTATCCGGACCGACGAGCTGGTGCTCGACCACGATCACGACACCGGACTCGCCCGGGGCTACCTGTGCCGGTCCTGCAACCGGCGAGAGACGTACGGGCGCGGCGCATTCGACCTGTGGCGTAGCTGTCCGTCCGCGGCGCTGTTCGGGCTGATCTTCGAGTACGACCTGCCGCAGTTACAGGCGTCCGACTACGACGTGGCGGCGACGGTCGGGTCGTGGACCCAGTTCCCGCGCCGGCCGTCCCCGTGGGAACGGTTGCGGGAGGTGGGTTAG